TGGGAATCGTCGCACGTCGTGGCTCGGGAATCGTCGCACGTCGTGGCTCGGGGATCGTCGCACGTCGAGGCTAGGGAATCGTCGCACGTCGTGGCTTGGGAATCGTCGCACGTCGTGGCTCGGGAATCGTCGCACGTCGAGGCTTGGGAATCGTCGCACGTCGTGGCTCGGGAATCGTCGCACGTCGAGGCTTGGGAATCGTCGCACGTCGTGGCTTGGGGATCGTCGCACGTCGTGGCTCGGGGATCGTCGCACGTCGAGGCTCGGGAATCGTCGCACGTCGTGGCTCGGGGATCGTCGCACGTCGTGGCTTGGGGATCGTCGCACGTCGTGGCTCGGGGATCGTCGCACGTCGAGGCTTGGGCGTACGCCCAGATCCAAATCGCGTCCGCTGGCGTGCGTGCCAAGGCAACCGCGAACGTCGCAGTTCTGCTCCGCGGCGGCGGCAAGGCTGACGGTGGACGGCAGACGACCGTCGATATCTCGACGGCAGAGAAGTGGTGCGAGTACTACGGACTGGACATCGTCGATGGCGTGGTCGTCCTGTACAAGGCGCTGAATGAGGACTTCACATCACCGCACGGCATGGGGTACGCGCCCGGCGTCAGTCCCAAAGCGCCGGACTGGAATCCGGAGATCGAATGCGGAGGCGGCCTGCACTTCTCTCCGTGCCCAGTGATGGCGCTGGCCTTCCACACGGCGGGGACTCGGTTCGCCGGCTGCCCGATCCGCGTCGACGAGATCGTAGTCCACCCGAACGGCCAGTATCTGGAGAAGGTCAAGGCGCCGCGGTGCGGTCCGTGTTTCGAGGTTGATCGCAACGGTGAGCCAGTCGCCGGCGTGATCGCACCGACGACGGAGATGGTTCTCGCGGCGCTGCCGCGGACGGCTGCCGAACCGGCTAAGCCAGCCCCAAAGGCAAAGAAGTCGAGCGCGCCAAAGCGAAAGGCAAAGGCGCTTGCCAAGCGCGGAGGCAAGAAGTGAACGCGCTCGATCAGCGAGAGATCGCGCGCGTCACCGTCCTGATGCAGGACCCGAAGGTGGTCTTCGTCTTCGGGTCCAACCGCGCTGGCGTCCATGGCGGTGGCGCTGCGCGGGTGGCGTGGAAGGAGTACGGCGCGAAGTGGGGAACGGGCGAAGGCCTCATGGGCCGGTCGTACGGCATTCCGACCAAGGATGACCACATCGAGTCGCTGTCGATCGATCAGGTGGCCGGCCATGTCGCGCGATTCCTGGCGATCGCGATTGCACATCCTGAGCTGACATTCGCTGTCACTCGGGTTGGGTGCGGCCTGGCGGGATTCACTGACGTCGACATTGCGCCGATGTTCGCGGACGCGCCAGCGAACTGCGAGCTGCCGGAAGGCTGGCGGTGAGCCTTGGAGGGATTTCCTCGAATCCGTGTGGAGGGAAGTGCTGCGAGCGCTTCCCTCTCAGCGCAACACCCGCGCGCATGGGCGAGATGTACGAATGGTCGACTGCTCGCATCACGGCCGGCGAGGACAGCCGCGCCGATTGGGACACGGTGACGATCGGCGAGATGTTGATCCCGCTGAACGAGCCGGACGAATATCAGGAATACACGTGCATCCACCTCGACCGGTCGAGCGGGCGATGCACCATTTATGAGCGCCGACCGATGATGTGCGCCGAGTATCCAGACTACGGCCGCGGCGATGCCTGCATTCACTGCGGATTCAAGAACCCCATCACTGACATCGAGCGTGCCGAGTGCACGAAGGAAGCAGCATGACCGAACCGACAACCGCGGCGGCCGCCGACCCCAGCGCCGCCTACGAGCAAAAGTCCCTCCGCCTCAAGGCCCTGGCCGCGCGCATTCACGCCATCGTCGCCGAGGCCGAAACAGCGGACGACACCACATTGGCCAAGCTCGAGGAGGAGAAGGCTGGCATCGACGCTACGATCGCCGAGCTGCTGGCCGAGCCCTGCGCCGCACACCGCGAGACGCCGAACGGCGGTCAGGTCACCTGCGCTCGATCAACCGGCCATCCAGACGACCACTTCGACGAGCTCGTAGGCATCGGCTGGGCGAACGAGAACGACGCGGCAGCCGCTATCGGCCGAGATCCCCAGCTCGACGCGTTGCTCGGCAAGATGACCATTGATAACGCCGACGAGATCACGGCCTACGTCGATGGATTGCGTGAGCAGTTGCACCGAACGCACGCGATCCTCGATCGGTTCGGCGTCCCGCGCGAACGCCTCGAGAACACCCTAACCCTCGTGCACCGGACCAACCTGTTCGTCGATCGACTGTCCAGACGTCTGCACACCCAGGTCGAGAACAACATGGCCCTGTACAACGCGATCCGAGACGCGCTGACGTCGTTGGTCGGTTCGCCGAATGCGAGTTCGCTCAGGATCAGGTCGGCGATCGAGCGGCTACGCGGCGTGCTGCCGACGAAGAAGTCACCGGGGGGAATCCACCTTCAGTGAACCTCGACACCTACGACGGGTTCCTCGAAGCGCTGCTCGCCGCTGGTGTCGGCCGAGCAGCTGCCGAGCGCATGGCACTGGCGAAATATCCGAAGGTGATCGTCACGCCTTCGGAGGCGGCACTGCACCAGAAGATTGAGGACGAGCACGTCGCCGCCGGTGATGACCTGATGCGCGCGCTGGGGTTCGAAGTCGTGTGTTTCTCGCAGAAGAAACGGGCGAAGGTGACGCCGGGTATACCGGATCGACGCTACTACCGCCGTCCGCGCAAGATCGAACTCTTGTATCCGCTAACTACGGCCGGCACACAGCTCACGTCTCTGTTTTTTCCCATCACCACCATTCCCGCGATCACTCTTTGGTGGGAAGCGAAGTCTGAGACGGGCGAGCAGCGTCCTGACCAGCGCGCCTTCCAAGAAATGGTCGAAGCTTGTGGCGAAGTGTATCTGCTAGGAAAGCTCGAAGTCTTAAAGCAGTGGCTCGTCGACAACAGGATCGCGACTAGGTCCGGCGAGCTGTTCGAACCCATCCAGATCCCATCCTCCGCCGCGTGAGACCCATGGCCGGTAACCAGCCAGCACCGTTTCAGCCGGAGCCGGAATGTCACCCGGCTCAGGCCACGTCGCGGTGGTGGTGCTACGTGCCCCGCAAACGGTTGATCTGTCCCGTCGGCCACCACTTCAACAACAGCTGGCACCCGCTCGAATCGGGGTTGATTCGATGCGACAAGTGGATCGCCGAGGAGAAGCGGGAATGTGGCCTATGGATCTTTGTCTACGTCGTCCGCGGCGGGAAATGCGTGATTGCCGAGGTCAGGCAGGACGAAGCGTCGCATCTCTCCGAGCTGACGACGCCGGCCGAGGTCATTGACTACCTGCAGATCTTCGAGCAAATCTCAGTTCCGAATGCCGCTAGCGCTCCCGCCGGGCCATCGCATCACAATCGAGATCGACGGTGACAAGCCGCTCGGGATTACCGTCACGGCCTATCGTGGCGATGAGTGGCTCGGATTGGCTACGGTCGATTCGCTGGATGGCGTCGGCCGACTGCAGGAGATTGTGGACATGCTGACGAAACGCGGACTGAAACTGTCGGTGAAGAAATGAGCGAGAAGAACCGCGTAGGCCCCTGTCTGAACTGCGGCGCGGAAACGGAATTTGAGCCGGGCGATCCGCCGCCCAATAGATGCGCTAACTGCAGTGCGCCGTTTCCTCAGTTGGATGTGGCCGAATACGTGACCGACAAGATCGAGCCGGCGCTGAGCGCGGAAGAGTGGGCGCGCCTCCCGCGACAGGTTACTCATTTCATCGAGGAGTCTGCCGGCGTCGGAGACTATCCGGCGATCATTGCCGTGTGCAACGCCGCGCTCCCTGACTCCGACCCCCGGAAGATCACGGCGGACCAGGTCCATTGTCTGCGTATCGCGGCCGATGCACTGAAGGTGACAGGGCTGTTGAGTCAGTCACTCTATCGATTCGCCGACGCCCTCGAATCCTATCTCCCGCCGACCGATGGCTAGCGTCTCGACTGTCTTTATGCTTCTCTGGATCGGCGCCAGCGCGCTCGTTCTCGTGATCGCGTGGCGGGCACATCGATCACATATTGCGGACGCTGATCGGGCTTCAGTCCGGTCTGACGGGCAGTCTTATAGGCAAACATCTCGGAGGCATGCCGGCCGATGGCTGAGCGCCCGAAGCTGTACGTCAACGGCAAGCTGATCGGCGAGGTGATCGGCACGGTGGTGATCGCAATGAACGGCGCTGCCGAGGGGTTGGCGCGAGTGAAGGAGTACATGTGGAAAGGGTTGCTTGCTCAGGAGTTTGGAACAACCGACCCTCGCATCTTCCACGACGGCCCATGATCTGAGGGTTGGCGTCGATTCGCGCCGGGAGCTATACTGACCTTTAACTGAGACAGCTGCAGTAACTGCGGCGCTAGCGAGCCATCACCTGGCTTGCCGGCGCCGCTTTTTTCGTTTCCAGGCCCTGATGAAGCCGAAGCTCGTTTCCCGGTACGCCGAATCGATCGCGCCCGTGCCGACACGCCCTATGCCAGGCGTGGAGCTTCGCGAGCCGGCGCTGGCCGAGTTCACTGAGGCGTTCGAGCCGGCGACGGATCTGTGGCCGTGGGTCCAGTCGACCTTCCTCGACGATAAGTCGGCGCTGTTCAACGCCGAGCACATCCACCTCCGGCAGGCGCACGTCGGCGTGCTCTGGACCAACGTCGGCAACGCCCGGAACATGCGCCGCATCGTCGGCCAGGCCGAGATGCCGATGGCCCGCGGGGGCAAGTGGGCGAAGGCTCGGCACGATCTGCAGCTCCGCGAATGGTTCGGCAGCGTCCCCGACTTCGTCATCACGCTGTTCGCGCCATACGCCGCTGAGGCTGAGGATGCGAGCTTTTGCGCGCTGGTCGAGCACGAGATGCTGCACTGCGCTCAGGCCCGGAATGCGTACGGCGTCCCGCGGTTCAGCCAATCGACCGGCCGGCCGATCTTCGGCATCCGGGGCCACGATGTCGAAGAGTTCACCGCGATCGTGCGACGATACGGAGCTCGAGCTGCTGGCGTCGAAGAGATGATCGCCGCGGCGGCCACCAAGCCGCTGATCGACGGCGCCAAGATCGCTGGCGTCTGCGGCACGTGCATCGCGAGGGCGGCATGAGCGACGAGGCGAAGGCCTGCACCTGGTGCAACGGCACGGGAAGGCGGGTCGTGCGTCACGCTGGTACCGGCGAAAAGCATGGGATGAACTGCGCCTGTCAGATCACCGATCTCCCGATCGGCTTCGTCTACCAGGAAGAGGAAAGCGGGTGCGGAATTGCTGCCGTGGCCATGGCGACCCGGCAGAGTTACCGCGATGTGCGTCGACTGCTGTCCATGGCGAAGGATCTGAGCGACGAGCGTTTCGGCGTCGACGTCGAGCAGATCGATAACCTGCTCGACGCATTGGGGTTCGCCTGGCAGACGCGATATCTGAACGAAGCTCGCCTGGCGATGCAGCGCGATCCGTGGCCCTGTGCGCCATGGGCTGACGTTCACCTGTGCCACGTCCGAAGTCTGTCTGACGCCGGCCATCACTATGTCGTGATGATTCGCGACGGACGCGTCCTCGATCCGTGGTGGGGCGTCATTCAGGGATTGCACCGATATCCGAGCGTGCACTCGATCAAGGCTGTCTATCGCGTCGACCCGGTCGTCGCGGCGACGCCGGAGGCCGTCTGATGGCCACCGCTGCCACTCCCAAGTCGCCGGCCCGGCGCCTGACGAAAGAGATGAAGATCATGGTCGTGACGGAGCTGGCGTGCTTCACGGCACCGTCAGACGTTCGCGACAAAGTCGAGAAGGAATTCGGATACCGAATCGCCAATCTCTCGACACTCGGGTTCTACGACCCGACCACCGCGCAGGGCGAAGAGTTGGGCCTGAAATGGCGTCAGCTCTTCGAGAAGACGCGCGCGACGTACCTGAACGACGTCGGCCGCGTGCCGGTGATGAACCAGGCGTACCGAGCCCACCACTTGCAACGCGCGCTCGAGAAGGAATGGGCTCGCGAGAACACGGTTGGCGTTCGCGACACGCTGAAACAGGCGGCCGAGGAAGAGGGTGGCGTGTTCACGAACCGCCGTGAGCTCACCGGCGCCGGCGGCAAGGATCTGCCGATCGCAGCGCTGACCGTCACCTTCGTCGAACCGGGCAAGGCCAATGGTAGTGGCTAATCCCGCCGCTCAGGTCGTCGAGCTCCCGGCCGCCAAGCTGCCGAGCTACGCCGTCGGCCTGTTTCGGCCGATGCGCTACAAGGTCCTGTACGGTGGTCGCGGCGCCGGGCGGTCATGGTCCGTCGCGCGATCGCTGCTGATTCAGGCCGCCGCGGCGCCGCTCCGCGTCGGGTGCTTCCGCGAGTTTCAGAAGTCGATCAAGGATTCGGTCCACCGCCTGCTGACGGATCAGATCGATCTGATGGAGCTGCCCGGGTACGAGGTCACCGATCACGAGATCCGGCATCGCAACGGCTCGCTGTTTCTCTTCGAAGGCCTGCGTCACAACGTCACGAAGATCAAATCGCTCGAGGGCGTCGACCGCGCATGGGTCGAGGAAGCCGAACGGGTCAGCAAAACCTCGTGGGATGTGCTCATCCCGACGATCCGAAAGGACGGCTCCGAGATCTGGGTGAACTTCAATCCTGACCTCGAGGACGATCCGACCTATCAGCGGTTTGTGAAACATCCCCCGCCGAATGCGTGGGTGAAGCAGGTCTCCTACCAGGACAACCCGTGGTTCCCCGCGGAGCTGGAGCTCGAGCGCGCGTATCTCTACGCCGTCGACCCCGACGCCGCGGCGCATGTCTGGGGCGGCCAGTGCCGGCAGTCGACCGCCGCGCAGATCTTGAACGGCAAATGGATCATTGAGGAATTCGAGCCGGTCACCGAGGCATCGCTGATCGCCGAACACGGCGCGAACGCGCTGGACGTTCCGGAGCTCCGCGCGACGCTCTGGGATGGCCCATACCACGGCGCCGACTTCGGCTTCGCGACAGACCCGAATACGCTGGTCAAGTGCTGGATCGCCCCGGGCACAATTCCGAAGAGCACCGGTCGGCTGATGATCGAGCACGAGGCCTATCGAGTCGGGCAGGACACGGATCTCATCCCCGACGCCTGGAAGGCCGCCGTTCCCGAGTGCGAGAAGTACACGATCCGCGGCGACAGCGCGCGGCCGGAGACCATCAGCTACCTGCAGCGCCACGGCTTCCCGGCAATCGAAGGCGTCGACAAGTGGGCTGGCTCGGTCGAGGACGGCATCGCGCATCTCCGCCAATACGAGAAGATCATCATCCATCCGCGGTGCACCCACACCGCCGACGAAGCCCGCCACTACAGCTATAAGCTCGACGATCGGACCGGTGATGTGCTCCCGATCATCGTCGACAAGCACAACCACATGATCGACGGAATCCGGTACGCGCTCGCGCCCCTGATCAGAGGCGGCGATACCGGCATGCTCGACTACTACGAGAAGCAGCTGGCCGAAATGAAGGCCAGACAGGGAGCGGCCAATGGCGTCACCTAAAGGCGGCAACCCGATTGAGTCGGGCATTATCACGCGCCTTACGACCGGCGTGCGCTATGCGCTGAGCGGGAAGACGTATGCCGAGTTCTTCGGGCCCGGTCAGCCGATCGCGCCGGCGGCGCAGGAACAGGCCCACGGCCGCGCATTCGATTACGACACGAACTTCAACATCACGACGCGCCCGCGCGGGAACGAGCCAATCGATTTCCCGACGCTCCGTGCCCTGGCTGATGGGTACGACCTGATCCGGCTGGCGATCGAGACCCGCAAGGACCAGATGGGGAAACTGCGGTGGCAGATCGTGAAGAAGACCGACGGCAAGAAAACCCCAGGTAAGAAGGGGCTCGCCGAACAGGATGCGACCGCCTTAGCAATCCAGGAGTTCCTTCAGGAGCCGGACGGCGAGCACGATTTCCTCGACTGGTCGCGCATGCTGTACGAGGATCTGCTCGTCATCGACGCGCCCGCCGTGTACATCCGCCCGACGTTGGGCGGCCAGGTCTTTGCGCTCGAGCAGATCGATGGCGCCACGATCGCCCGGAAGCTCGACGGCCGCGGCCGCACTCCGCCGGCGCCGAAGAAAGGCGAGACATTCGATCCAGCGGTCCACACCGCCTATCAGCAGATCATCAAAGGGCTGCCGGCGACCGACTACCACGCCGATGAGCTGATCTATCGGCCGCGGAACCCGCGCGTCCAAAAGGTCTACGGATATTCGCCGGTCGAACAGATCATCGTCATCGTCAACATCGGGCTCCGGCGCCAGGCGCATCAGCTCTCGTTCTACACGGCCGGCAATATCCCCGAGATGTTGATGGCCACGCCGGCGACGTGGACGCCGGACAACATCGCTAAGTTCCAGAAGCTGTGGGATCAGCTGATGGCGGGAGATCTCGAGGCGCGCCGGCAACTCAAGTTCGTGCCCGGCGATCTGAAGCCGTTGCCGCTTCGGCCGGAGAAGTCCCTCTTCGACGCGTTCGACGAATGGCTCGCGCGCGTGGTGTCGTACGCGTTCAGCCTGCCACCGACTGCATTCGTCAAACAGGTGAACCGGGCGACGGCGACCACTGCCCAGGACGTCGCGCTCGAGGAAGGACTGGCGCCGCTCATGGAGTGGAAAGTCCGCTTCATGAACACGCTGATCCGGAAGGCGTGGGGAACGAGCGACTACGAGTTCAAGTGGCTCGACGAGGATGCGACTGATCCGCTGATCCAGGCGGAGGTCGATAATATCTATGTCACGGCCGGCATTCGGCTGCCGAACGAGGTTCGCGAGGATCATGGATGGGAGAAGAACCCGGTCCTCGACGAGCGGAAGCTGGCACCGCCGACGCCACCGCCCGGATCCGTTCCGCCGGGCGACGAAAAGAAAACGCCGGCGACGAAGGACGACGTGGCGGCTGCGACCGAGAAGCTCTTCGGCGTCGCCCTCAGCACGCGACTCGATGCATTCGAGACTCGGTTGGCCGAGAAAGTGGCCACCGACGGGCAGCACGCCAGCGAAGCCGTCAAAAAGGTAACTCAAGAATCGATGCAATCGGTTGTCGCGAAGATCGATGCCGTTGAAACACGGATTGCCTCCTCCATTGAACGAATCGAACTCGAGCGATCGTTTGTTGCATCGATCGACGAACTGCGCGCTGAAATTGAAAAGAAATCGCAGATGGTTCAGCCAACTCCGACCAAACCAGAGAAGGCGATGGCTGCGGCCAAGCTGGCAGAATTCGGGGCTCCCTTGAACGCGGCCATGAAGGCCATGGATCTCGATCTCACGGTGCCTGACGGAAACACGTCCTTCATGTCTGCCGGACGAATTCCGACGGAAATGGCCGCTGACACGACGCTGTTTGAACAACCACCGCAGAAGGTGGAGAAGCGCTCAGAGCCGGTACCGACCATGGAATTCAACCCGACGTTCCACATCACCATGCCGGCGCTGCCCGAACCGAAGGCCACCGAACGCACCATCACCATGACGAAAGCGGACGGTGTAGAAGTCACCGCTCGCGTCACCGACACTCCCAAAGCCGAGTAATCCATGTCCGCATCGAAGAGTAATTTCTCGCGGTCCGCCGCCTACAAGGCGCTTCTCCGGAACACGACGTTCACGGTCGGAGCGAACATCTACATGTCGCTGCACACGGCGGCCCCTGGCTTGGCTGGCGCGAACGAGATCACCGGCAACGCGTACGCGCGGCAAGCGATCACCTTCGCAGCCGACACGAACGGCGCCGGCGCCTCGTCGAATGCGCCGCAGTTCCCCGCCCCGACGCCATCGAACTGGGGGACCGCGACTCACTTCGGACTCTGGGACGCGGCGAGCGCAGGCAACTTCGTTGGCGGCGATGCGTTGGCGAATCCCGTCGCGACGAGCGTAGGCGTGCCGGTCTTATTTCCCATTTCGAGTATCACCTGGACGGAGACCTAATCCATGTATCCGAACCCCTCATCCTTTGTCCCGCTCATCATCGGCTCGACCGATGGCCCGACACTCACCGCGGCGGCGGCCGCGTCGTGCATTCCGGCGGCGAATCGCATCATACTCCCGACGAATTACTGGTTCGTCGGGAAGCAATGGTTTATCCGTATGTCCGGTCGCATCAGTTGCGTCGTCACGACTCCAGGGACGTTCCGGCTCGACTTGCGCCTTGGAACGGCCGGCACGACGGTCGTCTATGACACGGGCGCGCTCAACCTGAACATCGTCGCCAAGGTGACGGTGCCGTGGTGGGTTGAGATCATGCTGACCTGCAAGTCGGTCGTGGCCGGCGCGACGGCATCGAACCTGTTCGGCATGGGCACGTTCTCGTCCGAGGCGGTTATCGGATCGCCGCTCCCGACGGTCGGTGGCAACGGACAGTTGAACTGCCCAGTCGGTGCACCGGCGGTTGGCGGTGGCTTCGATAATACTGTGGCGAATGCGGTCGATATGTTCTTCACGCAGACCGCCGCGACTGGAAGTTTTACGGTCCACGAGTACACCGTCTACGAAAGCATCTAAATGTCGACGAAGCTCGACCCGTTCCGGCGGCAGCTAGCAGGCCGGACGCCGTGGGGCGCGACGCACTTCAGGGATCGTCCGTTTCTCACGCGGTCCCTCGGCCACGCGCCGGCCATAACAGGTGTGTCGCGCGACAACACCGGCGCGGCGCTCGGCGCCTGTGTCGTCAAGTGCTATCGGGCGTGGGACGATCTCATGATCGCGCAAACGGTGTCGGACGGGTCGGGGAACTTCACGCTGAATCCGTCGACGTCGGGACCGTACTACCTCGTCTGGTATCTGGCGGGCTCGCCTGATCGCGCGGGGACCTCGGTCAATACGCTGGTCGCGACATGACGGACGGCTTTCTCCACTCCGTTCCATCGGACGCGAACCCATCTGACGGGCGGCTCTACGACCCGACACAGGCGGATAGCGGTGGCGTCGTCACAGGCGCCGGCGATGCGATCGGGATTGCGATTGGCGCGGCGTCGGCGGAGCTGGTGGAGAACGGCGCTGCGGTCGGTATTGCCGCGATAACCGCGTCCGCTGACATCGTCGCGGCCGGTGGGGCGACCGGAGTCGCGGTTGCTACAGCCACGACCGAAGACGATGTAGAGAATGGTTCAGCGATCGGTGCAGCGACGGCTGGAGAGACAGGCGCTGTTGTCGTCGCGGCTGGAGTTGCCGGCGGTAACTCGTCTGGCACGGCAAACGCTGGCCTCGCCGGAAGTGCCGCGGCCGTTGGCGTGGCATCGGCGACCGCGACAACGGAAGACGATGTTGAGCAAGGCTCAGCGATCGGCGAGGCTGATGTGGCCGGCGCCGCCCTGGTTGTTTCGCGCGGAGATGCTGTTGGTGAATCGATTGCCAGCGCCAATCCGATGGGCGGAATGGCGGAGGGCGACTCCGCCGCAACCGCCTCGGCGGCCGTGGTCGGCGCGGCCGATGCTGGCGGATCGAGTTTGGCGGCGGCCGCTGCATTCCTTCTTGACGTCGTACCGCAGGCCCGCTTTCAGTATGACGCGTTTGAACTGCACGTTCCCACTACCACGCCGCGGAAAGTCAATCCCAAGGCACCGATTACCCCGATGCTCGGCGCCGGCGCCGCTGGTGGAACTGCCCACGCAACCGCTATGGGCGTGCTGGTCTTCCCGACGATCGCAGAAGATGAAGATCCTGAATCGTGGGAAGACGACATCGATGAGATACTCGAGATGTTGCTGCTCGCTGACCTGGCGGCCACGTGACGCGCGCCGAAACGGTCCGAGCGGCGCTGCTCGCTGACGGCGTGCCGCCGGCGCGAGTCGCCAAGATGGTTCATCGGCTCGGCGCGATCGCGAAGAAGAAGCGCCAGGCCAAAGTGCCGCGGATCGATCGCGAGCGAAAAGCGGTCACCACGGCTCGGTCGCAGATGAAGGCTGTGTTCACGACGTTCTTCCCGAAAGCAGCGAAGGATCTGGCCAAACAGATCATCGCCGCCCGGAAGAAGGTCAATAAGGTCGTCAAGGCCGAGGATCCGAAGGCGGAGCTCGATGCGAAGGTCCAGGCCATCCTTGACCAGCTCGACTTCTCGACCTGGGAGAAGCTGCAAACCGACGTCGCCGACATCCTGATCAGCATCACCCAGGACGGCATCGGTGTCGGGTTCGATCAGATCGGCTTCGAGGCGAGCGCGGAGATCACCGACCAGGTGAACGAAAAGGCGGTTGCGTGGGCGCGCGAGCGTTCGGCTTCGATGGTTGGAATGACGTTCGATGAGGACGGCAACCTGGTCCCGAATCCGGATGCCGACATGGCGATCACGGAGAGCACCCGGGACATGCTCCGTGGATCCGTCGCCCGCGCGATCGAGAATGGCACCAGCACTGCGGACTTCGCGGACGAGCTCGAGGGCGAATATGCGTTCAGTGCCGATCGGGCCGAGGTGATCGCCCGCACCGAGATCGCGCAGGCTGATGTCGAAGGCAACCTGATGGCCTACCGAGATTCTGGCTCGGTTTCAGGCAAGGAATGGATCCTCGGCAGCGAACACGACGACATGGACGAGTGCGACGATGCCGCCGACATGGGCGTTGTACCGCTCGACGACGACTTTGGCGGCATTGGCGATCCCCCGGCTCATCCGAATTGCGTTTGCGACGTTTTACCTGTTTTGGCCGAAGAAGAGTAAACTGCCGTTGTAATCACCCTTTAGAGAGAAGAGGACCGTATGGCTCGCACCGATGCCACTCAAGCCACTGCCAACACCGCGCGCGCAGCGCTCACGGCGGCGATGTTCACCTTCGTCACATCGACGCTGCCCCCGCTCCACGTGACGAATGCCGCGGCGGTCAGCGCGATGGACCCGGGACACCCGACGCTCGACGATGCAGCGCCCGACGAGGCCAAGTTCTATCGGGCCTGCGCGGCATACAGCAACGCGCTGATCGCCAAGGGTCGGTACGCCGGTCCGGCGCTCCGAATCCCGTAAGCTGATGGATCGCATGTCCGGCGGCGCTTGACGCCGCTCGGGCATGCGCGTACACTGAACATCACAACTGAGACAGCTGCAGTAACTGCGGCGTGACGCCCTCACCGGGTGCTCGCGCCGTTTTTTTGTTGGCGCTCCGGGCGACGTGAGGGCACTCACGCCGCCTTTTCATTTCCCGGAGCGCTGGAATGAAGCTCTTCGCAAAGATCACGAAGGTCGACGTCGAGAAGCGCGAAGTCTGGGGCCAGGCCGTTGCCGAGGTCGCCGACCGCGCGAAGGAAATCTTCGACTACGAGACCTCGCTGCCGCTGTTCCGCGACTGGTCCGCCGGATTCGAAAAGGTCACGGATGGCAAGTCGCTCGGCAACATCCGCGCGATGCATGGCAAGGTCGCCGCCGGCAAGGTGATCTCGTTCAACTCCGATGACGCCGCCAAGTCGATCGATATCGGCACGAAGATCGTCGACGACAACGAATGGCAGAAATGCGTCGATGGCGTCTACACCGGGTTTTCGATCGGCGGCGCCTACGTCAAAAAGTGGAAGGATCCGACCGACTCGACGCTGACGCGATACACCGCCAGCCCAAGCGAAATCTCCCTGGTCGACTTTCCGTGTGTTCCGACGGCGAACTTCGCGCTCGTCAAGTCGGCGACCGAAACGGAAGAGAAGCCTTTCCAGAAGTACGGCCTCCTCAAGGCCGTCATCGACAAGGATGACCTCACCGTCGGCGAGCTGCTCTCCCTGACGAAGGAATATCTGCCGGAAGAGGCAGTCGACGGTCTGGCCAAGGCCGACGCCCCGCTCAGTGAATTCCGCAAGAAGCTCCGCGCGCTCGTCGTCGACACACCGGTTGCTCCGGTCGTCGAGAAGGTTGCCGACGTTGCCGCCGCTCCAGCCGGAGAGAAGCCCGCTGCGGCCCCGCCGGCTGTAGAAGCTGCTCCTGCCGTCGCTGACACCGCGGCAGTTGCGGCAGCTGCGGCAGTGCCAGCGGAGAAGGTCTTCAAGCATCTCCGCAAGGGCATGTACTCGGTGTCGTCGTTCGCCTCGCTCCTTCAGAGCCTCGCATGGCTCGCCCAGGACGTCGAGATGGAGAACGGCTGGGAAAAGGACGCGTCGACCGTTCCGGCGGATCTCCGCACGGCGCTCCAACTGCTCTGCGAAATCTTCAAGAAAATGTCCGCCGAAGAGACGGACGAGATGCTCGCCTCGATCATCCCCGAAGGCATGGTGATCGAAGTCATCGAGCTCGCCGCAAAGGGCGATCTGGCCAAGGCCGGCAAGCGCCACTCCGCCGCTGATCTCAAGATGATCCAGACGGTGCACGACACCGCGACCAATCTCGGTGCGTGCTGCGCAGACACGAAAAAGGCGGCAACTGGCGAGATCGACAAATCCGCGGCCGCGGCGCCCGAATCGATCGAGAAGATCGCCGGACTCGAAAAGACCGTCACCGATCTGACCACCGAGCGCGACGGGCTTCAGAAGAGGGTCGCATTCCTCGAGGCGCAGCCCGCACCGGGCAAAGGCGTCGTCCGCACCACGGTCACGAAGACAGACGACGCGGGCGAAGTCGACAAATCAGGCGATCCCATCGAGCCAGATCCAAAGGATCCGATCGGCGTGATGCGGAAAGTCCACGCCACCGGCGGCAAGCGAATCACGGTCTGACCCGTTTCTCACCCACGACACACCACCAGCCGCACCTCACCGGAGTACTGAAATGAAAGTCAATTCCACCGAAAGCCTGCAGCTCGTGAAGGATGCGCTTGGTTCGCCGAACCCGGTGCTGACTCAGGAGCTCAACAAGGCTGGCATCACCCAGGCGTCCGCACTGGTCGCGTACGACCTCCAGGCGCCGGCGCTCTCGCTCTTCCCGGTCCTGACGCCTTTGCGGAACAGGATTCCGCGCGTCAAGGGGAACGGCGGCACGGCCACCAACTGGAAGGCCGTCACGGCGATCAACACGCAGTTGATCGACGTCAGTGTCTCGGAAGGGCACCGTGGTGGTCTGGTCACCACCGCGACGGCGAGCTACGTCGCCACGTACAAGGGCATCGGGCTCGAGGACAGCGTGACGTTCGAAGCCGACTACGCTGCCGAGGGCTTCCAGGATGTGAAGGCGACGGCAGCGCTCAACCTGCTCCGCGCCGTGATGATCGGCGAAGAGTTTGTGCTGCTCAACGCGAACTCGTCGAACGCGCTCGGCACGACCGGCACTCCAGTGCTGGTCGCCGGCTCGGTCGGAGGCATGGCGACGCAGGCGGCGGCCTCGGTCATCGTCGTCGCGCTGACGCCGGATGGATTCCGGCGTTCGAGCGTGGCTGGCGGATTGCCTGCCGCGGCGATCACGAAGACCAACACCGACGCCTCGACGGACACGATCAACCCTGGCGTTGCGCAGAAGTCGGCGAATGCCACGGTCTCGGTCACCGGTGCGAACGGGTCGATCGCCGCGACCGTCGCCGTGATTCCTGGAGCCGTCGCCTACGCCTGGTACGTCGGCGCAACCGCGACGAACGAGCGCCTCGCTCAGATCACCACGATCAACTCGGCGGTGCTCATCGCCTACCCGGGTGCGAGCCAGCTCGCCTCCGCGCTGGCCGCCGCCGACTTGTCGGCGAACGCTGCCACGATGGACGGGCTCTTGACGTTCGCCACCAAGTCAGGGTCCGGCGCCTATATCTCGGCGCAGCCGGCCGGGACCGCCGGCACCGGGACGCCGCTGACGTCCGACGGCGCCGGCAACATCGCCGAGTTCGTGACGGCCTGTCAGTACTTCTGGGACAACTACCGCCTCTCGCCCGACGTGCTCTGGGTCAACGGCCAGGAGTCCAAGAACATCACGAAGAAGATCATCGCCAACAACGGCGCGCCGCTCTATCGGCTGACGGCCGATGCGACCGGCACGCATGCGGTGACCGGTGGTGTGCGGGTGAGCGGACTGCTTAACCCGATCACCAACACGATGGTGAACGTCGAGGTGCACCCGAACCTGACGGCCGGCACGATGCTCTTGACGGCCGACTCGATCCCGTATCCGCTCAACGGGGTCGCGAACATCATGCAGGTGAAGACCCGCCGCGAGTACTACCAGCTCGAGTGGCCGCTGCGCACCAGGGCCTACGAGTACGGCGTGTACGCGGACGAGGTGCTCCAGCACTACGCGACGTTCACGCTCGGCGTCATCAGCAACATCGCGAACGGCTAGTTCGTCCGGGGGGACGCGCGGGCGTACCGGATCATCGGGCGCCCGCAACCCTTCGGTTCACTGATAGGGAGTTTGAATGCCGCCATTCAAGGCGAAAGACGGTGCGCCGGCCAGAGATTCGGCTGGCGCACCGCAACGCAATCAGGGACCATCGTCGCCAGCAGTTCCAGTCGCTGACGGTGAGGCGCGCGTGCCGCTGCAGGCGCCGGAAGGTACGACGTCGTGCAAGATCGATCACGTCGAGTACTCCGTGGTCGATGGCCGCGTGGCCGTGCTCGAGCGCCACATCGAGCCGCTCCGCGCGATCGGGTTCAGCTTCGTGGTGGAGTAGCTGACGATGGGCGACCTGACGACCCTCGCGAACGTGAAGGCCTGGCTCGGCTTGAAGGGACAGCCGATCACGGCCATCACGCGCGCGAACCCGGGCGTCGTCACCTGCCCACTGCACAATCTCCAGTCCAACGTTCAGGTCGCGTTCTCCGGCATCAATGGGATGACGCAGTTGAACGGCCAGACGGTGACGATCACGGTCGTCGACCCCAACACCTTCAGCATCGGCATCGATACGACCGGGTACGGCGCCTGGACGAGCGGCGGCCTGATCGGTGTTGACGATGCGCTGCTCCAGCGGGTGATCACCGGCCTATCCGCCGGCATCCAGTCGGTGCTGAGCCGTGTCTTCGCCCAGACCACGTACAACGAAGTTCGGAACGGCACGGGCAAGACCGAGATGATGGTCCTGAACGATCCGATTATCTCGATCACGAGCGTCACTGTGGACAACGTCGCGATCGCGCCGCGGGCCCAGCCCGGCTCGGCCGGCTACACGTTCGACAACGACACGATCTATCTCGACGGCTACTGCTTCTCGAAGATGAGCCGTCAGAACGTCGTGCTGGTCTACTCCGGTGGCTTCGCGACGTTGCCGGCGGATCTCGACCAGGACATGTGCGAGGCGATCGGGTTCCTCTACCGCGAGCGCGATCGCATCGGGATGGCGTCCAAAGCGATGGCGGGCGAGACGACCGCGTTCCTCCGGGATCTCCCACCGCACCTCATGCGCCGGTTCAATCAGTACAACCGCCCGTTCCGGCCGCCGACATGATCACGTTCAAGTTCGTCAACGACGAAAACGTGATCCTCAATCTCCGATCGATGGGGATTCGGGTTCGTGACAACCTGCGCGAGGCCGTCACACGCGCGGCGATCATGCTGACGCGGTACGTGAAGGAAGAGAAGCTCTCCGGCCAGGCGCTGAAGAACCGCACCGGCACATTGCGGCGCAAGATCAACTATGTGGTCGCCGAGACGCCTGCCGGCATCACGGGATCGGTCGGCGTGGATCTCTCGTATGCCGCCGCGCACGAGTACGGATTCGATGGCACGGTGTCCGTCCGTGAACATCTGCGGACAGTCAAGCAGGCATTCGGCAGGCCGATCTCGCCGGTCACGTCAATAGTGAGCGCGTACCAGCGCCACATGCACTTGCCGGAACGGTCCTTCCTCCGCAGCGCGCTCCGCGACCAGGCTATCCCGATCGGGCTGATGCTTCGCCAGGCGGTCGCTGAGGCCACCATATGACCAGCCGTGAAGCAATCTTTGCCGCGCTGTTCGCGAAGGCCACGGCATCAACGGGCCTCGTCACGAAGAGCCGGACGCTCAAGACCTGGGCCGACACGGCGTCCGCTGAGCAGCCCGCGCTCTTTCAGGCCGAGGGCAAGCAGGCCGCGTCCACGCACGCCGGGTTGCCGACGAAATGGACGTTCCGCGCGGAGCTCGTGCTCTACGTGCACGCGTCGACGTGCAACACGGCCGACGTCGTGACCACGCTCAACAACGAAGTCGACGCGATCGTGGCGGCGCTCGATCGCGATCCCGCCACCGGCACGCAAACGCTCGGAGGTCTGGTGCACGACTGCCGGATCTCCGGCGACATCGAAACCGACGAAGGTCGGCTCGGCCAACAGGCCGTGGCCATCATCCCCATCGAGATCATCGCCAATGTTTGACGAGACAAAGAGCGGCGGCACAGCCGACGCATCAAGCCAGGCCAAGGCCACCGAACAACGCGCTCCAACGGCGACGGATGCCATCGTCGAGGAGTGGTTCGCGAAGCACTTCCATGGTCTCGGCGCCAGAGTCGACGAATTCCTGTTCAATCATTTCCGCGCCGCGAAAGAGGATCTCAAGTCGATCCTCGCGCGCGCTCATCGGTAACCCTGTAAGCCACTCTCGAGGACACGACCATGGAGTACCACTTCGGATCAGGCAACCTCTTCGGTCTTGTTGCAGCCGGCGGCGTCAATGTGCCGCGGAAGTTCGGCGCGCTACAGGACCTCTCGGTCGATTTCAGCTTCACGATGAAGGAGCTGTACGGCCAGCTGCAATTTCCACTCGTCGTCGCGCGCGGCCAGGGCAAGATCGCCGGCAAGGCCAAGTACGCGAGCCTGAACGGCGGCATGGTGAACGATCTGTTCTTCGGCGGATCGAATGCCACCGGACAGGATCTGCATGTCATCGGTGAAGCGGCGGTCGTGCCGACCACGCCATTCCAGATCACCGTCGCGAACGCGGCGACCTTCAAGGAAGACCTGGGTGTCACTAACGGAACGACGGGCGTGCCATTGCTGCGCGTTGCGTCGGCACCAGCCACGGGCCAGTACTCGGCGAGCGGCGTCGGCATCTACCTCTTCGCGGCCGCGGACGTCGGAGTGGCCGTGCTCATCGACTACGCCTACACGGCGACGACCGGCAACAAGACGACGATCAGCAACCTGTTGTCTGGGACAACGCCGACATTCGGCATCTCGATCCCGATGAAGTTCAACGCCAAGCAGTTCTACCTCCGGTTGAACGCCGTGACGTCGTCGAAGCTGACGATCGCGACGAAGATCGAGGACTTCGTGGTCCCCGAGTTCGACTTCATGGCGTTCGCCGACGCATCCAACACGATCGGGACGTTCTCTCTCCAGGAGTAATCGATGGGCGCAACTACGCACCCTGCCCCGCGCTTCAAGGGGCAGGAGCAAGACCTGGGAGGCATCACTTATGTGGTGCCTCCGCTGGCGCTTGGCGCAGTCAAGGAGCTGCTGCCACGCATCCAGAAGGTCGTGACGATGGGCGGGATCCCCAGCGCAGAAGACATCGATACGATGATCGACGTCATCGGCGCTGCCATCCGACGGAACTATCCGGACGTGACCTCGGCCGAACTGCTCGAGCTGGTCGATATCGGCAACGTGCAGCCCCTCTTCCGGATGATCATGGGATTGTCCGGGCTCAAAACAGTCGAGGACACGTCGGGAAACTCGGGAGCCGGGGCGGCCAGCCCCTGATCTGGGGGGATCTCTACACGCGACTTGCGACGTGCTTTGGCTGGACGTGGGAGTACATCGACGAGTTCGTAACCGTTCCCCGGCTGATCGAGATCTCGGACTACTGGAGTACAGTGCCGCCGCTGCACGAAGCGTTTGCGTCGTTCATCGGTGCACTGAGCACGAAACGTCGGTCGCCGTCGGGTGCTCCGTCCGCTGAAGACCCGGAGACGGCCAATCAACTCATGCAAGACCTTATGGCCGCCGGGTTTCAGATCCCGGCAGACGTTCTTCCCTGATTTCGCCGAGCGCTGCTGAACAGTGTCAGAACAACGGATCGATGTCGCCTTCGGTGCCCAGATCGGGCAGCTGCTCGCCGGGCTGACCGAGGTCACGGGCGCTGTCCGCGGGTCGGTCGAGGAGATGAAGGCGTCGTTCGAGGGATTGTCCGCGGTCGCCGAGATGGCTTTCGCGCCACTGATCGCGATCGCTGCCATCCTCGAGGGCGGCGAGATCTTCAGGGCGGCAGTCGAGAAGACGGCCGAATTCGGTAAGCAGCTCGAGATCACATCGCAAAAGACTGGGATGACCGTCGAGGCCCTCTCGGCGCTCCAGTATGCGGCGGATCTGTCCGACGTGTCGACCGAGCAGCTCACCACCGGCATGCAGCGCCTGGCCAGGGCTATGGAAGGCGCCGAGAAGGGCACCGGGCCGGCGAACGACGCCTTCAATGCCCTGGGCATCGCCGTGCTCAACGCCGATAATCACATGCGGCCGATGCACGACGTCCTACTCGATCTCGCCGCACGCTTTCAGGGCATGGAGGACGGTGCTGGGAAGACGGCGCTGGCCATGGACCTCTTCGGCCGATCGGGCGCGACGCTCATCCCGCTGCTCAACCAGGGCGCAGAGGGCATCACCGAGCTTGAAGCGAAGGCCCGATCGCTCGGCGTGACCATGGGGCAAGAAGGCGTGAACACCGCGGCCGCTTATACCGACCAGATGAAGGAATTCCATCAGGTCATTAACTCGCTCGAGCGGACGCTGGCCCTGCGCGTGATGCCGGTGCTAACGCTGTTCGCCGGATGGGCGGAGACGGTTGCGCTCCACATCGACGATATCAAGACCGCAGTGGAACTGGCGCTTCCACCGCTCCTCCTGCTAGACAAGATCCTGGGCCATTTCATCGATCAGAAGCAACTGGCCGATATGCTCGCCGCGGCGCGGTTGCCAACGGCGCCGGCGAAGACCACCGCTCCCTCGTTCGACAAGCCGGTCAAGGATCTATCGCAACTGGAGGAATGGATCGAAGAGCTGAACAAGCGAAAGCAGCTCGCGCTGGACAACAACGAGGACCTCAAGCAGGTCGAGCTCGACTTCTGGAAGTCCAAACTGGCGATCGCGCAGGAGGGGTCAAAGGAATACATCGAGATTCACTCCAAGATCCTCACCATTGAGGAGGAGCTCGCGCGGCAGGCGAAGGCGGCGCAGGCGACGCTCGCGAAGGAGACCACCAAGGAGTGGGTATCGGTGTTCAACGCGATTCCGAGTGCGTTCGACCAGGCGCTCAAAGGCGTTGGGAAGTCCGTATTCACGATGCGCGATCTCTTCCGCACCATGTTTACCGATATCACGAAGATGTCGGCCGAGGCCGGACTCCGAATGCTCCGCGACCATGTCGCGGCCGAGCTCGCGAAGCACCATGCGACCGTGGCGAGCGTGACGGCGCAAGTCGCCATTAGGACGTGGGGGGCGCTGGAGTCCGTGGCGCAAACCGAGTGGGCGGCGGTCAAGGGTCTCGCGATTGAACTTGCCCATGCGATCAAGAGCATGGCCATCTACAGCGGCAAGATGTTTATGGGCATGGCGTCATGGCTCTCCGACAAGCTCGGCCCATTCGCGATCCCGGTGGCGCTCGGCGTCACCGCGGCAGCCGTGGGCGTTGGCGCGAGCATGATGTCGGCCGCCGGCGGCTACGACATCCCTGCTGGCCTCAACCCGATGACGCAGCTGCATGCGCAGGAGATGGTGCTGCCGGCGGAACTGGCGAACCGGGTCCGCGGGATGGCTGGTGGCCCCGGTGGCAGTGGAAGCGTTGTGCATAACCACTACATCTACGCTATGGACTCACAGTCGTTCAACGAGTTCGCCAAGCGCAATCCGGAGGCGTTTGGCAATGGGATGGCCGGTGCGATCGCGATCAACCACAGTGCGCTCGCGAATGCGTTGAGGAAACGCGGATGAGCCAAGCGCAATTTCCGGTTCTTGCTGGATTGTCCTGGGACGTCGTCAAGACGCCGCAGTGGAACACGAAGGTGCAGCAGTCCGTTGGCGGCAAGGAGATACGCGCGGCGTTCTTTTCGTCGCCGATCTGGCGATGGACGCTCAAGTATGAAGTCCTGCGCCAGGCGGCCGCGCTTCAGGAGCTCCAGACACTCGTCGGGTTCTTCAACGCGCGGCAAGGCAAGTTCGACTCGTTCCTCTACTCCGATCCGAACGACAATGCGGTCATTGGCCAGAATTTCGGCACCGGAGACGGAGCGACGAAGCCATTCCAGCTCGTGCGCGATTACGGCGCCGGCGGATTCACGGGGCGCGAGAACATTTATGATATCAACAATTCGCCGTCGGTGCCGAAGATCTATGTGAACGGCACGCTCAAGACGGTGACGACCGACTACACGATCGGTGCGACCGGCATCGTGACGTTCGTGGCAGCGCCGGCGGCCGCGGCCGCGCTCACGTGGGACGGGTTTTGGTTCTGGCGCGTGCGATTTGATCAGGATTCGGCCGACTTCAACAACTTCCTGACGCAGCTGTGGGACCTCAAACAGCTCATTTTCTGTTCAGTGAAGTAGATGCGCAACGCCTCCGGCTCGCTCATCACCCTCCTGAACACGCAGCGGCAGTACTACGTCGCGGATCTGCTGACGATTCTCCAGGCGAATGGCACGATTACGCGACTGACGTCGGCCGACTTCGATGTCACCAGTGTCAGCCAGGTCGATGGTCTGAGCCACACGTTCTCATCGAAAGGGCCGCCGTTCACTCGGACGAAGACAAAGGTCATCGTCGGGCTGGAGATCGACAGCCTAACGATCACGATGATGCCCGATCCGATCCTCCATTCGCTCGGGAGCCAGCCCTGGCCCGCCGCGGCCGCCACAGGGGCCTTCGATGAAGCGCGGATCGTTCTCGAGCGCGCGTTCATGGCCAGTTGGGGCGACACGTCGGCCGGCACGCTCATCCAGTTCTCGGGTCGTGTTGGTCAGGCAACGCCATCGCGCTCGACGCTCGTCCTTCAGGTGAACAGCGATCTCGAGCTCCTGAGCGCGCAGACGCCGCGGAACACCTACCAACCAGGCTGCGTGCACACGCTGTTCGATACCGGCTGCGGCTTGGTCAAAGCGACGTTCGCCATCACGGGCAGCGCGCAGGCTGGCTCGACGATCGCTCTGCTCAATACGACGCTGGCGCAGGCAACGGGCTACTTCGATCTCGGGACGATCGTGTTCACGTCCGGCGTGCTGAACGGCCAGACGTACACGGTGAAGAAGTTCACGTCGGCGACCTCGTTCATTCCGGCACGCCCATTCGCATCTGCGCCGGGCACGGGCGACACGTTCACGGCGTATCCCGGTTGCGACAAGCTGTCGTCCACGTGCTTAGCAAAGTTTGCGAATTTGGCGCGCTTCAGAGGCTATCCCCTGATTCCGACTCCCGAAAATGCGCGCTGACAAAGTCAACGGCGTGGACATCGCCGGCGAGCGCGCCGCTGTCGTCGCGGAAGCACGGTCGTGGCTTCTCACGCCATTTCACCATCACGCAGCCATCAAGGGCGTCGGCGTCGATTGCGCGCAGCTGCTCATCGCCGTGTACGCCGCGACCGGTGTCGTCGATCGGCCTGACGTCGCCGAGTACTCGCCAGACTGGTTCCTGCACGAAGACGGAGAGGCCCTCGAACGGTTCTCGGACTGGATCCGTCGGCTCTGTGTAGCGGTCATCGAGCCACGGCCCGGCGACATCGCACTCTTCCGCTACGGCCGCGCGGTGAGTCACGGCGCGATCGTGGTTGATCGATCGACGGTGATTCACAGTTTCCGGGAGCTCGGCGTCATTCTGGGCTCGCTCGAGCCGACGCATGATCTCTTCCCGCGACTGGCTGGCTTCTGGAGTCCGCGGCGTTGGAGGGTCGAGTAGATGGCCGGCCGGATTTTTGGCAGTGCGGCCAACCTGGGCAAGTCCGGAGCGCCCACGATCGCCGGCTTCAAGGTGCAGACCTCGATCTATGGTCTGCCGATCCCCATCGTGTACGGCCAGGCACGCGTTGCGGGCAATCTGATCCACAAATATCCGTCGACCGCGATTCCACAGGTCTCCCAAGGATCACGGAGTAAGTTCGTCAAGGTCGATCAGCAGGTCACGGGCTACCTCTACACGTCGCCGATCGTGCTGGCGCTGTCAGAGGGGCCAATCGTCGGCATCGGGAAGGTCTGGCGTGACAAGGATGCATCGGTCGACTATTCGGTCTATTCGGTGGCCGGCTGGTCGCTGTTCCTCGGCTCGCTGACGCAAATCGCATGGGCATGGCTGACCTCGAACCATCCGAGCGACGCGTTTCCCTATCAACTCACCGCGTACGTCGCCCATCCATCGCTCGAGCTGCCGAACGACGTCCTGTCGAACTACACGTGGGAAGTGCAAGGGCTGCTGCGGTATGGCGGAGGCTTCGTTGATGCCAATCCGCGGGACGTGGTCGTCGACATCCTCACCGATCCGAATCACGGGTGCGGCTTCCCCTCGGCGCAACTGGATGCCCTGACGGGCTATAGCCAATACTGCATTGCGGCGGGGCTCTTTCTCTCGCCCGTGCTCGACACGAAAGGACCGCTCGTTGATCAACTGAACGCGTTGTTCGAGGCCACCAACAGCGGGCCGGTCTGGTCTGACGGCACGCTCAAGGTGGTGCCGTACGCCGATCAGGCGATCACCGGCAATTCGGTGACGTATACGCCGAACGTCACTCCGATCTACGATCTCACGGACGATGATTTCATTGCGCCCGTTGGGACCGACCCGATCATCATCACGCGGAAGAAGGCCGCCGAGTGCTTCAATCAAGTCCTTGTCTCATTCGAGGATCGCGCACTCGACTATAACCCGAACGTTCAGGAAGCGAAGGACCAGGGATCGGTCGATCAGTTTGGACTGCGTCCGGCGCCAACGCTGCAACTGGCCGCCATCAAGGATGCCACGACGGCGCGCTATGTCGCCCAGTTGCAGCTCCAGCGCGAGCTCAACGTCCGGAACACGTACCAGTTCACGCTCCCGATGCGGTACTCGCTCCTGGAGCCGATGGATCTGGTGACGCTGACCGATGCCGGGCTGGGACTGAATCACACCACGGTCCGGATCACGATGATCGAGGAATCGGATACCGGTGACCTGGTCTTCACCGCCGAGGACTTCCCGGCGGGTGTCGCGTCAGCCAGTCGGTACGGGGCGCCGGGCGCGGGCGGCAATATCCCGGCGAACAACATCCCGCCGGGACCGACCACCGCAGAAGCGATCTTCGAGGGGCCCGGTCCGTTGCTCCAATCGGCGTTGGAAATCTGGATCGCCGCATCTGGGGGTGCCAACTGGGGCGGCTGTGATGTGCACTTTTCGTCCGACAACGTCACGTACACCAAAGTCGGATCGATCACGAAGAAGGGGAACTTCGGCGTGCTGACAGCGGCGCTGGCCACCGCGGCGCCGTCACCACCGAACGATACGACGCACACGCTAGCCGTCGATCTGACCTCGTCCGGTGGCGCGCTGGTCGCTGGATCCGCATCCGATCTCGCGGCGCTGGTGACGCTCTCGATCGTGGAGAACGAATACCTCGCGTACCAGGGCGCCAGCCTGACGAGCGCGTTTCACTACAACCTGACGACGCTCGAGCGCGGGCTCTTTGGCTCGCCGATCCCAGCGAGCCATGCGATCGGCGCGGTCTTCGTCCGCTGCGATGGCGCGCTGCTCAAGGTGCCGTACCCGCAGGGCGTGAACGGCCAGGTCGTGTACTTCAAGTTTCCGGCGTTCAATGTGTTCGGGCTCGCGCTCGAGGATATCGGCAGCGTCTCGGCCGTCAGCCACACGATCGGGGTGAACGCGGTCACCGCGGGATCCGGCGGCGCGGTGCTGCCGGTGCCGGCGCTGTCGGTGGTCACGGCGGACCCGAGTGTCAGCAAGACTACGGTGCACGTTGATTGCTCGGCGGGGTCGACGCCGGCGGCGTCCCTGACCTATGCGCTGACGTCCAAGGTCGGGAATGGCGCCGTCGTGACGCTCAGCTCCGGTGTCGTGAGCGCGCTGCCGATCGACGTCGTCGTGACGGCGCACTTTAGCCGGGCCACGGTACTCAGGCTCTTGATCACCGATCCGCTGTTCCCGCTCAAGACGATCGCGGCTCTCATGACCATCAGCGCCGATGGCATGGACGGTTCGCGCCAGGGGAATCTCGGCGGGAGCAAGGTTAACGAGGATACCGCGCGGGATGGCACCGGTGGCGTGCCAACGAAGCGCGGCCTGATTCGCAACGGGGCGCAGTACACCGACGACGGTGCTGACTTCCTCATCGATCCGGTGCTCGGACGGTTCACGTCGAGCATTTCAGGCCCAACCGGCGTCACGTCGACCGTGATCGAGCGCGGCGGGAACAAGGGCGACAACGCGTTGGATAGCGGGTTCGTTGCCGTCGCGGGAGCGGTGGACTTCGTGCGGGGCTACACGGGAAAGCACCTCGGGAACGTGCCGGACGACGTGAGTTCGGATCGTCGCGCGGCAACGGCCGACCAGAAGACCGGTGGAGATAGAGCGAAAGCGGGGCTCAACTCATCGAACATGCTGGTCAGCGGTGTCGATCCCGTCGCGACGGGTTCGGATGGTCGCCCGAACATCGAGAGCCGGACTGGTGCGGCACGCCAGGCCGCGACCGCGAAGGGAACAGTCGGCGAGGATAGGTCGCGAATGGGCGAGGGCGGCGTGCCAGTGGCGGGGGCGTCGTTCTCGGGCGTTCCGGTCGTGGACGTGACGGGAACGAAGACGCTGATCGACACGACGGCTATGCAGATACTCTCCGATCTCGCGATCGGTGGACCCGGGGCTGGCGCGAACGCCGTCCGCGCCGATTCCTCGGTGGCGTTTGGTGCATCGACCAAGTTTCCGGTGAACCGCCACAACGAGATCAACCCGAACGCCGTCAGCGGGACCGCCGTGACGTTCGGTGTCTCGTACGAGAACGTGCCGGAGGTGCGGATTCTCCCGCAAATCTTCACGCTCCCGGGCGCGAGTTCGACGGTCGATCGCAAGTTCGAGTTCTCAGCCCAAACGGTGAGCATCACGGGCTACACCCCGCGCGCGGTCATGTCGACCGGCGCCACAGCGACCGCCGAGACGGAAAACCCCGCCTCGACGCTGAATGGTACACCGGCGTCGACTCAGGTGCTCACCACGACGGGCATGGCCGCGTATTGGGATCTCTCGCACGCGAACACCACGTCGACCACTTACACGGTGACCTACGACGTCACTACCGGCTCAAGCGGCGGCCTGCTCACGGTCAAGCTGTGGAAGAACACCGGGACGGCGGACAACACGAACTGGTCGCAGGTCGACAACAAGACGTACGACGTCAGCACCACGGTCACCGGCGAGACGCTGTCGTGGACCGGGGCGATGGCGCTCGACTGGGATCTCAAGATCACGCTCACCAAATCGAGCGGGACGTTCACCGTGACGGCGAAGGCGTGCACGTACAATCTGATCGTGACCGGCGCGGAGACCATCCTCACCACGGCGGCGGGATCGGCGTTACTCGGTCAAGCGGTGGAGAAAAGCTGAATGCCACGGACCATCTTCCACGTCTCGGACTACCCCGACCTGATTCGCCTCTGGCGCTGCGATCGCGACGACGATCCACTCAGCCCGCAGCCGGAGATCAGCGAGGATACGGACATATTCGCGCCATGTTGTGGGCGCCGGGTGATCGCATGTGCCGTCGCCGATGTCCGGGGGATCAAGGGGACCGTCGTCTCAGGCGGCGGTGTTCGGCCGGCGATCGATCACGACTGGCTATGCGATGGCTGTCGCCATCGGCTCTTTCTCGACCCGACGAACGACTGGACGGAGTCGAAGCTGCTAGAGGCGAGGGGCGCGCCGGCCCAGATGGTCCAGTGGCACCGTGCTGAGGAATGGCGGCTTGAGATGGTCAATCAGTGCGGCCGTCGCGGCGAGACGCACTATCCGCAGGAATTCTACGACCTCGCCATAGAGCAGATCACGCTGCTACATCATCGAGCAGCTGAGGCGCAGGCCGCGATTGACAATCCGGAGTGGGCGAGATGAACCTACTTCGCGACGAAGTTGCTCAACTGAATCACGGTGCTGCCGACGCTACCAGCGCCCGTCACCGTGATCTTGCCAGACGAGAGGACGCCCGCCTTCGTGACGACGTCGATCGTGCCTTGACCATCGGCATCGATGACGAGGGTCCGGGCCGACAGCGCGCCGAGCGTATCGCTGAGTACATGGACGAAGCCGGACGGCACCAGCTTGTACGGCACACGGTTCCCGAACGCATCGAGCACGAGCGGGTCGCCCGGTCCGTTGTCGACGATGAGCGGCGTCTGTCCCCCGATCGTGATACCGGGCACGTAGCGATTGATCGTCACCGGCCCCGCGTTGACGATCGTCGTCGTCGAATCCTTGACCGGCAGTTGCGTCTGCACCTGGGCCGTGAACGCGATCACGAACGTGCCGGCCTTGGTACCACCCTTGATCGCGATCGGCGCCGTGCCGTCGGCCAACGTGAAGGCGCAGAGCGGGACGGCTTGCGGTTCGCCGGGTTGGGCCTCACGAGCGCAGACGAGCGCACCCGCTACCGGAGTGCCAGTCATCGTCAGCGACTGTGCGAACGCTTCACGCGGCAACAGGAAGTCGAAGGCACCGCGCGCAAACGTGCCGTTCTTGTCGCGGGTCAGCTCCGTCGTGATCGGGGCAGCCAGCGTTACGGCACCAGCCGTCGACTCCTGATTCTTGCCAGCGATGACCGCAAAGTTGTAGCGGAGCGGACCAGTGTCCGTGCTGTTGCCACCGCAGGCGGTCAACGCCGCGATCACCACCAGTGCGCTCAAGTTCCGGCTCATCTCACCCTCGACAGAGAAAGTCCTACCCATACGACGTTAGCGCCCGTCCACCTGTTTCGCGAGCAACCTCTATGACAAATCCTGCTGCCAGCACAACCCCGTCGATCACTGCTCCGCCCAAAGGCCGAGAGCAACTCATCGCCGAAGAACGCGCCGCTGAGCGCGCTGTCGTCGAGGCCGAGATCGCGTGGATGCGCGCGGACGCGCTCAGCGATCCGACGGCGCCAGCGTTCAAGGCCGCGCTCGACAAGGCCCGCATCGATTCGCTCGCCATCCGAAAGACGATGCAGGACGGGCTCGACGCGTGGACCACGTACTACGCGGTCCAGGAGGTCGAGAAGCGGGCGGCTGAAGCGGGCGTCTCTCGCGTCAACGCGCACGGCGACCTGGTGGGCTGAGCGATGACGCTCTCTCTCAGCTCCGTGCTGCATTACTGGACGTCGCGGTCGGAATCCGCGACACCAATCGTCGGCGGCAAGCCTGTCCACAGTCGCAACTCCGCTGGAGGGTGGATCGATGGACAGGGCATCCGCCAATCGGCCATCGTGAACACACCGCGCTTCGAGCAGGCTGACCTCGGCGACGGAGCAGGTCGTCGTGCGGTTATGACGCTGGAGATCGCGCGGACGAACCAGATGCTTTGGTCGAACGACTTTAGCAACGCCGTATGGGGCAAATCGAGCTGCTCGGTTACGACGGGGATCGCGAGCCCTGACGGAAATGCGACCGCCTGCACAGTGACGGCAACGGGCGTGAGTGCCCAGATAACACAAAACCTGGGCGCGGGTTCGTCCATTGTTCGCGCTAACTCAATGTGGATGCGGCGAAGAACGGGCAGCGGACTCGTTCAACTACTCATGGCGGATACGGGTGGAGTGACTGTCGCTCTCACAAGTGCGTGGCAGCGCTTCTCCGCTATTGAGGCTGCGGCGGGCACGGGCCAATTCATCGGAGTCTACATACAGACGAGCGGGGACGCCGTCGATCTCTGGTTGGCGCAGGAAGAGAACACGCCGACCATCTCGTCGGGTATCGCCACCACGAGCGTCTCCGTCGCACGCTCAGCCGACTTGTTCTATTGGGCTTTTCCGCCGATGGAGCAGGCAATGATGATCTATCTCCGGATGCGGGACACCGGCGCATTCCTACAGGGTGGAGGGGCTCGGTATCTAGCGATGTTTGGTGCTACAACATTGACATATATCTGCCCGGTTGGAGTCCCGGGAAATGCTATTCGATGTTACTGGGACGATGGAACGAACACGCGTCTGAGCGATTCAAATGGCGTATCGGTGTTGCCCGGCGATACGCTTGAAGTGGCGCTCGTACTTTCACCAAGCGGAGTGATTCAGAGCATAGCATCCGTCAATGGCGCGGCAGTAATTGTAGGAGCTGTTAGTGCAGCACTCACCATTCCCAGCACGATACCTACGCCCGTTCTCATCCTCGGAGATGAGAATACTCATATTGCTACGATGGCTTCGTACGCTGAAGTCAAAGCCGTGAAGTACGCCGATGTTGTTGGAGCAACCCCTGCCGACATCATGGCCGAACTGCGCGCCTTCGAGCTTGGTGCCAACGGACAAGTCCTATGAGCCATCGCATCCACTACGCCCTGCGCTTCATCGCGCCGGCTGATCTCCCGACGACCACGGACATCGGCAGCGACACGCCACGACCCTGCACCGATCAGGAACTGGCGAATCAAGACATCTTCCGCCTGCCCGAGCCGGACCACTACAGCGTCGCGCACCAATTGCGGCGCGACGATCATCTGTTCATCGATACGGGCGTCGAGCAGTGGGACTGGCACTCCGGCGCCCCGATGGTCGGCACGCTCATCACGCAGGGGCCGACGCGCTACAAGGATCTGCCGGTGGACCTGAAACCGAAGATCCACCTGGCGCACGTCATCCGAGCGACAACGGAGGGCCAGACGGCGATTGGCATCGCGCAAGCGAATGTCACCGCTCAGTCGACGGCGATCGCCGAGAACGTCGGCGACGTGAACGGGGCTCCGCTGGTCGATCTCTCCGGGCCCGACTTGGCACCAGAGGAAGCGAAGCGGCTGGCGAGCATCGCGGGAACGGGCCTCGAACGCGCCACGATCCAGATGGCGCTCGCTGATCCGGCCGCGCATGTGGTGGAACTTGATCTGATCGAGCCGCACCGGTTTGCGGGGGAGCGATTGCGGTAGGACTGGCCCGTTCGAGGGCCATGTAGTACACTGAATGAGCGGCCGAACCACCGGCCGAACAACTGAGACAGCTGCAGTAACTGCGGCGCTTGAGATCCCTTCGGATCTCCGGCGCCGCTTTTTCGTTTCTAGCCACTCCCGTTGCTCACATGACAGCGACCGAACGCCGTCCATGATTCGCCGCCTGTTTCCGAAACGACCGGAGCTGTTCGCGCCGTACTCGCCGACGGCTGATGTCACGATCCAACAGGTCGGATACGAGGTCCATCGGTGGGGTCGGCGCCTCCTCACCTTGGTCGGATTGCTCGGGCTCTTTGGTACCGCGGCGAGCTATAGCGGCTGGAAATGGTTCGGGCCGTCAGCCCGCTTCGATTCGCTCCAGGCGGACATCACCTTTCTCCAGCAGGCGTCGGCCTCAACCCTGTCAGTGGTGCGCGATTCCGTGATCGCCACCTCCAAACGAGTCGACAGCGTCGAGCGCGACGGCCACGCCACGCTGTACATCGCCTGCGAGCTGCTGCGGCGCAGCCAACCGCGCGCGGTCACGCTCGATGAATGCCGAGAGGCCGAGCGATCGCGGAAGGAACGATGAGACGTCACGCTGACGCCCGGGGAATCAAACGCATGGTCGACAACCGACTGGCGTGGACCGGCCCTGTCGAGCGCCGCGATCCCGCATCGTATCGACGCCGTTCGGTGCATTTGACCTGGCGATGCGGCAACCCGCACTGCGCACAATGGACCATGAACGGCGCGTATCTCACAGGCCGCTGCAATCTCTGCGGAACACCTCGAGGTCAGGTCGATGAGTAAGGCGCTTCTTGCCGTACGTACCTGGATCTCCACGGAGATCGTGACGGTTCGGCGATTTCTGTTCAGCAAGACGATGGTCGGCGCCTATCTCAATGCGATCGGCTACGCGTGCTCGCCGGACTTTCTCGCCCTGGTGCCAGCGAAGTGGGCGAAGGGCGTCCAGATCGCCGGCGGACTGCTTATGGCGCTCGGGATCCGCCACGCGATCGACAAGGCGAAGACGCCGGACGCGACGCCATGACGACTATCGTGCGCACCGGCATTGGGCGCTATCGCCTTCGTCGCCACAAGCAGACGGATTACGCGACGTACGGCCGCATCGCCCACATCGACGGCACCGATATCTGCGTCACGCTCGAGCGGCCATGGGTCGATGCGGACGGCGATGGCCACCGCGATCGCGGCGTGTCCCGGTTCGTGCCGGGCACGTACCGGCTGACGCCTCGCCTCAGTCACCTGAACGGCGGCACCGGTCATCGCGATTACGACGTGTGGGAGTTCGTCGGCATTCCCGATATCGACGACGCACAGGTGCACATCGCCAATCTCCCTCGTGATCTCAAGGGGTGCGTCGGCGTCGGCGCGGCATTTGGCGACGTCGAGAATCCTGACACCGGCACGATGGATCCCGGCATCACCGGGAGCCGGCTCACGTTCGAGAAGTGGATGACGGAGACGGCGGGGTACGCGGAACTCGAGATCACCGTGCTCGACGACTTTGCCAACCAGGCGGCCACGTGAATCCGTCAACCGAGACCATCGGGCCGCTCGGTGTCGTGCTCGAGCGAGACGCCGCGCTGATGGCTGCTCGCGTGCTCCGGCTGGCCAGGGTGCACGAGAAAGCGATCGCGCGCACCGAGAAAGATGTGACGCCAGGAACGTCGGAGACAGATCGATGAGGCTCCGAGATCTCGACGCCGATTTCATCGCCGTGGTCGATGCGGCCGCGCGTACGCACCGACGGGCAGAGGGAATCGAGGGCGCGGCCGGCGTGATGTTCCAGTGCCCGAAGTGCGGCGAAGGGCTCGAGCGTGGAGAGGAGGACGGTCGCCGGTTCATCCGCGGCGCGCACTACATCATGGTCTGCTTCGCCAACCCGATCGGCGCCTCGGCAGCTCCGACTGAATTCGACCACAACCCGCGGTGGCTGATGGAAGGATCGTCGCTCGACGATCTCACGCTCAGCCCAAGCGTCAACTGCGACATTCCGTGGAAGGACGCGGCCGGCGTGGAACACCCGAGCAGCTGCAAGTTCCACGGCTGGGTCAAGAACGGTGACGCCGCGTGAGAGTGCTCGCGCTGGTACTCCTCATGGCGTGCACCTCGACGCCAACAGCGCCAGCGCCGTCAGCACCAGCTGAGCCCACGATCGCCGGGACCTACACGCTCGCCACGATCGCCGGGCAACCGATGCCCTATGCGCCTGCTGATGGCGTGACCTACGTCGCCGGCCGCCTGGTGCTGCGTCGTGACTCGACGTTCACCGACGTCCGCACCATCAACGCGAATCGGACGACCGTGGAATTCGACTTTGTCGGGTCGTTCTCAGTACGCGGTGATTCGGTCCGGTTCAGCAGCCAGTCCTACCTCGCGCCGTTCGCGATGGGTTGGACACTTGGCACGCTGACAGCCCGGTGGGACGAAGGACTCTTCGTGTATCGCCGATGAGATACCTGATTGCGCTGGCTGTCGTGGCTGGCATGGCCTGGGGGGCGTGCCGGCGCATTGCCCGCTCTCTCGGACTGCTGATCGCCGTCACGCTCTTCCTGTGGACGCTGCTCATCACGACGGCCAGCGCGAAGCAACCGCCGAAACCGCCGTGCCGCTGCATCAGCCACGTCGAGCGGAAGGACTCGGTCTACTACGAGTGTCAGTGCCCGAAGGGCGTCACGCCTCACACGGAGTGTGCGAAATGACGCGCCGCTCACTCCTCCTCTGCCTGATGGCTGTCGCCCTCACGTATCGCGTGGCGAGTTGCCAACAGCCGCCCTATGTGGTGACGGTCGTCGTGCCGTACGCGGCCATTCTGCCAATCACCGACACGGCCGACCACAGCCTCGGGCACACGCTCTGCGACCTCGCCGGACAGCCGTACCGTCAAATCAGTCCTCGTCTCTCCGCATTCGGCGTCAAGTGGGTCGTCCTACACGAGAACATCCACGTTGCCCAGACGCGGGCGCATGAGGGGGGATGTTTCGGGTTCTCCATGCACTACGGCCACGATGAGGCGTTCCGGTTGCAGATGGAAGCCGACGCCTTCTGTGGAGTGCATGACGCGCAATTCGCATCGGGCGTGACGCCGGACCCGAGCCTCGCACAGATCGTGAGCAACCTGATGTCACGGCCTGATTCACTGCACCCGGACAAGGGCTATGCGGGCACGTGGACGATCGACGGCGTGAAGCACGCGATGCGATGCTGGAAGCCGGCGACCGATACGACACGATGATCGGCCGTCGCATCGAGTCGCCGTTTGCCGCTGACGGTGGACTCGTCGGTGAGTGGCCGCTGCCAGGTGACTACTACCTCTCTCCGCAGGCTGGCTGGTGTGGTGTGTCTCCGGACGGGCAGATGGTCGGTCTGCGCAATCACGACGTGACCGAGCATGAGGACGGGACGATCACAGTCAGCCCATCAATCCTGGTCGGCTCCGGACCTGACCGGCCCACGTGGCACGGATACTTAGAGCGCGGCGTCTGGAGAACCTGTTAGATGGGCCTCCAGACATTCTGGCTCGAGCCGACGAATTCGTACCAGCACGAGCTCCGTCGCTACTCGTCAACGAATGACGACGTCTGTCCAGCGAAGCCGTATGGCATGAACTGCCACGATGCCCGCGTCGACCTTGGCGTCATCACTGCTCCGGAACATCCAGGCAACTACGACGCAGCTGCGTTCGACGACGATTCTTGGAAAAGCGATCGCATCACGCGCGACAATCAGAGGTTCCCGCATCACTGCGAGTGCGGCTATACGTTCGCGGGCGAGGATAAATGGCAGGTGAATCACACTCGCCTCTATGAGGTTCGTGGCGGCGAGCGCGATGGCGAGCGGTACACACTACGTAGCGCGCCGCCCGGCGCCACGTGGGACGCGAGCTGGTATCCGCGGACGCGTCCCTTCGTCGGGCCGGATGATCTCGCTCTGATGGTGCGCACGCCTGACGGCTGGGATTGGCACGTCGATGGCCCGGCGTCCAACTGCGACAAGCCCGGCGATCACGAGCACTTCTGCTGGTGCCGGCACGGTTCGCCGAGGAAAGCCGACGTCAGCGTCGACAAGATCGGCAATACCTGCGGCGCCGGCGCCGGCTCGATCCTGACGCCGACGTGGCACGGCTTCCTGCATCACGGAGAGCTGCACACGTGACAACCCACGCGGACTTCGAGCGAACGATCGCCCGCGCAAAGATTCGCGCCCGGATCCGCCGCGACTTTCTGCCCGCCTGCGGCATGCTGTTCATCGCCGTTTGGGCCTTTCTCCTGGGCCGCTGCACCGCCTAGAAAACCAAAAAACGGCGCCGCGCGGCGCGCCGATCCTCGCCGCCAACCTCACCTGGGAGTTCCACATGTTTCCGTTCAGCCGAAGTACCATCGCCATCGCCGTACTCAGCGCTGTACTCGTTGGCACCGTCGCCGTCGAGAACCATCGAATCCGAACGTTGCAGGAGCATTCGGGGCAGCTCGCCTTGCGGAATGATTCCGCGGCCGCGGCCGCGGACACGACCCGCAACGTCGCGCTCGAGAAGCCGGGCATCGCCAAGATCCTCGGCGATTCGCTCAAGATGGCGCAGCACCGAGTCATCCAGGTGACGCAAAATCGAGACTCCATCGATCGCATCCTCGGCCTCGAGCGAGAAGCGAAGTACTCGCTCTCTGCGCAACTGGATTCCCTTCAGCGAGTCGTCGCGGCCACGTCAGCAACCACCGAAGACAGCGCCACTCGAGTACGCCGAGCCACCTTTGATGTGCGCCAGGCGCCGTATACGCTCGTTGCGAACGTGGAGCTCCCTGCCCCGCCCGATACGGGCAAACTCGACGTCACGGTTGCACTGGATCCGATTCCGCTCGTGGCGCGACTGTCGTGCGCAGCGCCGAACGCGGATGGGATTCGCTCGGCGTCGATCGAGACGACGTCGCCGGCATGGGCCAAGGTCAACTTCACCGACGTCCAGCAGTCACCAGATCTCTGTCGAAGTCCCGCGCTCGAGGGCGGCGGCGGATGGCACATGCATCCGGCGTTCGTCGTCGGTGGCGGGCTGATCGCACCGTCAACGAGAAAGGTCCAGCTGGGCGGATTCGCAGGTGTCGCACTCGCGTACGGCCGTTAACCGAAGCGGAGCGAAGCCGTAAAATACGAATGCCGGGTGTCCTTTGAGGGGACCCGGCATTCGTTGCGTGGAAAACCCTAAGCCTGGTCCATTCGGACGCAGGTTCGATCAGTCTAGTTGATCCAGTGATACTGCGATAGGGGGCAGCGTTGCCCGCGCCGCAGCGAGTTCCTTCGCGAGCTCAGGGCGTGCGACGATCGCCAGACACACGACGCGAACCGTCGCCTGCAGTTCTCTCTCTCCGCCTCTCCATCGACGTCCGGCGCGCTTGTCGACGCCGAGGACCTCGTCGGCGAACCGCCCGGTACTTTCGTACCCGGCGGCCGCCATTGCAGCAGAGAAAATGTCTGGATCGTTCATAGGAGTCCTGCCTCGGCAAAGCTGGTGTAGCGATCTTCGCCGGCAATGATGATGTGATCGTGAACCGGAATGTCGAGCACCCGGCCAGCGGCCGCTAGCTGTTCGGTGACCACACGATCATTCGCGCTTGGCGACGGGTCGCCACTCGGATGATTGTGCGCGACGAGAATCGCAGCGGCACCCATCGCGACGGCTATGCGAAACACTTCACGCGGATGGATCAGCGACGAATTGAGGAGCCCTTTCGTGACCTGCGTGACGGCCATCGCACGGTGCTGGCTGTCGAGGCAGATCACCACGACGTGCTCAACCTCTTGCCGCGAGAGGAACGGGCGAAGCAGCGCCACGGCGTCTCTCGGAGCCTGAATGTGCGGGTGTGAAAACGCCTCTTTCTCGTAGAGGGCGGGATTGGTGCGAACGATGCTGCACCACTTCGGAAGGCGGACCGCTTTCGACATACTGACTTGCTCCATGCTGGCCGGACGGTATTGCCCTGGCACGTGGATGAATATTAGGCAATCCCTTGCCTTTTGTCAATAGCGGGATATCTTGAAAGTGCGTCACCGAAATCGCCCGGGAGGGACCAGAACCATGCCGACCACGAGAGAACGTCTCAAGGCGCTTCATCGCGCCGAGCCGCACCTGAACCAGTCGGAGCTCGCCGATCGGCTCCACGTGACGCGTCAGCGCGTGCAGCAGCTCGCGAAGTCGCTCGAGCTGACCCTGGACACCGGACCGCGCGGCCCCGGCGGCCGGAAGGTCAAGGAGGCCGATCCGAAGCCTCGAGAGCCCATGGCGGTCCCGCCAGGCACGACGCCGGCAGTCGCGGTGCTGCTCACCGCGGCCGATCTTACGGCTCGAGGGTTCACGGTGTTCGTTCCGCTGACTCCAACTGCAAGCTGCGACCTGGTTGCCATCGATCGCAACGATCGCGTCGAGCGGGTTGTCGTCAGAAAGGCGCGGCGCGCCGGCGAGGAGTTTCGGTATGATGAGCCAATGCCGGACCGAAGTCGCAGCGATCGGCGAGCGATGATTCTGACCGACGAGCCAATCCGATACGAGCCGGCGATCAGATCCAAGGCCAAATAGCCTTTTGGCCGTGGGTTAGCGCGGTCGCTTGCCTGGATTGGTCGACGATCCACCGCCGCGTTGTTTTTTTGCGGCCTCGGCTTCCTTCGACTCACGATGGTGACGCGCCTGCTTGACGTAGTCGATCGTGTGGCACGACGGAATTCGAAACGAGAAAAATGTCTTTCCGTGTTCGTGCGTGATCGCAAAGTCGCCCAGCGTGATGATGTCCATTCCGATCAGGAGGTCGGTGCCCTGAGGCTCTCCGAGGCTCACCGGTAATCCCTCGATCTGAACTCGGCCCATCAAGATCAGATTGATGAGGAACGTCGGCCGATCTGTCACGTCGCCGTACGCGCCTCGCACTTTGGCCATGCCCGTTTGCTGCAGTCCGCAGGCGTCGACGACCCGCTGGGTGATGACCGTGCCGCTCGCGCCGGTGTCCCACAAACCTTCGACCTGGAGTGCAGCCGGCCGATTCGCCTCAGGCGTCGTGGCAACGACAAATGCACTCGACACGTGCACTGGCGTCTTCAGGACGCGAATGCGCCCTTGGTTCGATTCGAGACTCAGCGCGTGGAAGTCGGGGTGCTTGCCTGCCATGCAGCTCTTCTGGGTCCGCTCAGGCTACTCGCGAGTGAAAGCTTTGCGTGTAGGCCTCGGTACCAGGTCCGACTCGCTGAACGAGGAACGTGCCGAGCTTATGCAGCTTCTGTGTCTCGGTGATCGCCGCCATTTCATTGTCGTATGTCCCGAGGACCTTCTGGTCCTTGATGACAACCACCCTCCCATTGAACTGCTTCACCAACTCGTCCTGATGGGCGACGTAGTATTCGAATTCGCGCTTGAGCGGACTATCCATGGGACGGCGATGTGGCGGAGACGGGGCTCGTGGAAAAATTCACGAGTAGGGGCAATTGGAATATTTGAGCCAAGGGGTCTGGCGCCGCAAGACGAACCCTACCGGTCGTGGCCGGGAGGGCCGCCAGGCGGCTTCGCGAGCCGATTGACCGGATGCGCGGGATCGTCGCGCCAATCCACCTCGGAGAGCTCGAGCTGCAGCTGAAGCTCACGCCGGATCATGTCCCGGTATCTTCGCCGGTCCTGATATAGCGGAGTAGCGCCGCTCGACTGTCTTCCTCCTTTGGAACACAGCCGAACATATTCGCGCAGTGCGTTCTCACGGAGATCCTATACCGGCCGGCTCCGATAGGCTCTTTGATGATCGTGTAGTCCGCATCAGTGCCGGTACCGGTTGAGGTATACGTCTGAAGCAGGACGTCGGTCGCCGTCTGGATCTTCATTGCCGAGTGTTTTGCGAGCCAGATTTGAGATCGTTCCCATTCAGTCTTGCATCCGCTGTCACACTCAACTGTGGCGGCCACAGGGCTGAGCGTTGGAGTCGGCGGCACACATCCGACAACCACAACCACGAAAAAAGTTCCCAACATGAAGTGACGCAGCATACTCAATTCCCCCTGGTGACACGTTGCGTTCGGCTGGCTCGCTCGGAATACTCTTCTGGATGGTCGCTCATCCCCCGCCCGATCCTGGTGTCTATCGGTACTTCGCCCTGATCGACGGGTGCCCGGCGTTCTACGTCGTCGACTACCATGGCGTCCAGTCCGAGCTGCGGGTGGTTGACGGCGACGAGACCGAGGCGGAGATCATCGAGCACCTTTCTGCCGCTTTGTGGGCTGTGCGCCCTCGCGGGGACTCCGCTTCGGCGCCGGCGCAGGGACAGCGACCAATTCTCCGTCTGCTATAGGCGCGGCCGACCGCTCCCGAACCCACACGGCCAGCCAGGCAAGTAGCGACCGGGTGAGATCGGGGCCGGCCGCATTAGTGCCCGCTTCAGCCATCAGAGCTTTGGCCTGAGGTAATTGCAGCGCGGCCACGAGAAAGTCAGCCGCCGCAGGCGTGGCGTGCAGCGCGCCCGCTTCTAGAAAGATCTGGCGGACGAGCGCGGAGGAGTCGTCGCCATACGACGGCGCGGACTCTCGGAGCGTTCCACGTGGAACTTTTCTCTGCCGTTCGGCAGTCATTTCCCGGTACAGCCGAACCGCTCTCTCGTAGTCCTCCGCTTTGATCCGCCGGAGCCCGGCCTCCCATCGATAGATCGAATTCTTATCGACGCCAAGTCGTTTAGCCGCTTCCGGTTGCGTTAGACCAGATGCGTCTCGGAGGATGCGTAACTTCTGGCCGTGGCCGTTGCTCTTGCTTTCCCGCTTCACAGGCTTTTTCTGTCGCCAGGATTGGACATCATAGAAACAGGGCTTGCGGAAATCTGCCGAATGGCAGATATTCCCTTCCGCTCACGTGAGTCTCACGTGAAAACGGACTCCCTACATATGCCTCTGACTCCTGAAGATCGCAAGAAACTGCTGGGCCACGGCGGATTGACCCGCGTGGCTCGGAGAGCTGGACGCACCGTCGGGCACGTGTCGGAAGTGAATCGCGCTGGCCGGCCCGACGAGAAAGTCCAGGCACTGATCGCGAAGGAAATTCTGAAGAAGCGGCCGGACATCTCGCCGGCAGACATCTGGCCGACGATCGCGGCGTAAGTCGTGGTGGCGCTCGGATGGACTCGTTCACACCAACAGACCTATTGTGGGATCTGATGGACAGCCAGCAGAACAACGGCGGCAGTTTGCTCGCCGAACAGAAGCAGCCTCGTCGATCGCCGTATGCGACGATGATCCGCGTTCAGCTCGCGGAGTCGGGGCACGTCGGCAAATACGATCCGCGCCATGTCGAGGGCTACATGAGACTGGAGCATTCGACGCTCGACGGTCTGAGCGCGCGGCAGTTCAATCAGGAAATCGAGATCGCCCGCCAGTGCGTTGACACCGCTGGCGTCACGGAGAGCGAACTGCTTGCGCAGTCATTCGGGTTATGAAACAGACGAACCCGATGGACCCGCGCATGCAGGAGCGCCGCCTCCGGACCGCGTTCCTCTCGCTCGTGAAGTATCTGCCGAGCCGTCCGGAGCCGCGTCACATCTTCGACAACGTCGCGCGCGCCAGCAACCCGCTTCCGCCGAAAGGCTCCGACGTCGCTGAGGTCTACCGCAACGTCATGGCCAGCGCGATCGCGACAAACGATCACGAGACGATCGAACGCACGCAGTTCATGATCATCTCGTTCCACGATGAGCTGCTGGCGTACGGCCTCGCCAATTCGCCGCTGCTCTCGAACGTCGCCTTTGAGGACACCGCGTGTCACGCGATGGAGGAGACGGCCGCGGCACTGAGTGGCATCGGCAAGGCTGGCACCATGCGCACCGATGGTGCAGTCGAGGAAGCCGTGCGCGAGGCCGGCGAAGCGATCGTCTCGCTCGAAGTGTTCCGCGAATCCGTCGCGCGCATGCCGCGCCGCAATCACCTGTCACTCGCCCACCGATGAAAACGTACGCGAAGATCAAGAGCGGATTCCTTCCAATCCTCATGGCGATCCGAGCCAACTTCGGCGACGCACATCAAGAGATGGTCTGGTCGCTCATTCCGTTAGCTCCTAATGCTGGGCGACACACGCAACGGCTCCCGGCATCCGCCTACCGGAAGGGATTGGTTGCGGGTCTGTCAGCGGATTCGATCAGCGGCAGCGACTCGGCCAACCCCTACGCGAAGTCGATGCCGAACTTCGCCAAGGGGGCGAACGACCCGAAGCCAGCGTGGCGACAGGGGGCCGCCGACGGAGAGCGCATTCGCAAGATCGCTCTGCGGCCGACACTCGCGGTCTACCCGACGCTTCTGCACTCCGAATACAAAGCCCTCGCGTCGGATATTCGCGCGATCGTAGACAGGGGCGGCGTCAGCATCTCCGGAAAGTTCGTTCTTCGCGGAGCGCGCGACGGGGCAACGTACGCAAAGGCGGGTGCCTAATGGCGAGAAAGGTTCAGGTGTTCCAGACCGAGGCCGACGCTACTGATGACGTGACAATCGTCGCAGTGGCGACCACGCACGACGCACTGCGGGCGCTCAAGCCGCTCGGGATTCGATTCGAGACGGTGACGGTCGACGGTGGGATGATGACCGTCTCGGCGTGGCTCGAAGAAAAGGAGCCGAAGGCGAAGAAGGAGCGGCAGGCCCTTGGCTCGGTGGATGGTGCGCCGAAAACAGCACGGGGCGACGACTCGGACTCGAAGTCATCACCCCGCACCTAACGAAACGCCGATTGGGCGACGCCCGCTGACCTGAAAAGTAATCGATCACCATGCCGCAACTCTATCCGACCTACGAAGAGATCCACCAGCTGCTCGCCGATACGGAACTCGGCGTGGAGCTGCTGGCTGCTCTTGATCGTCCAGACGGGTTGGACGAGCTGACTCGCAAGATTCGGGGCCGGCAGTCCGAGGCCAATAGCTACGCCGTTCGTTGCGATGACTGCGGCCAGTGGGAAACCGTGTGCGTGTGCGACGAGGTCCAGTCGTGAAACTCGTCCACCTCGCCGACCTCCACATCGGCTTCCGGCAATTCACCCGGTCCACTCCGGAAGGGCGGAACGTCCGTGAAATGGATGTCACGTCGACGCTTCACACGCTGGTCGATCGCATGATCGCGATCGCGCCGGACGTGATCGTGATCGCCGGCGACGTCTTCCATTCCGTTCGGCCGTCCAACGGCACTGTCGTTGATGCCTTCGCCGAGTTCTCGCGACTCATGCAGGCGCTGCCCACCGCAGTCGTCGTCATGGTCGCCGGGAACCACGATGTCCCGCGGTCAGCCGACACTGGATGCATCCTCCGGCTCTTTGCCTCGTTGGGGATCCACGTCATCGAACGCGATGCAACGCGCCTTGCCTTCCCTGCTCTCAACTTGTCTGTCCTCGCCGTACCGGATGCGCCGCAAACGGTTCGGCCGGCGTTCGATCCTGATCTCACGGCCAGGTATAACGTCATTTGTCTTCACGGTGAAGTGCAGGGGATGACGACGCGGTGGGTGGCGCCTGAGCGCGCCGCCGTCGAGATCCCGATCGCTGACCTTCAACTCGGCGACTGGACCTATGTGGCGCTCGGACATTATCACGTGTTCCGACAACTCGCGCCGAACATGAACTACTCGGGGAGCATTGACTACACCAGCACAAATCCCTGGGGAGAGCGTGACGAGGAGATCGAGGCGGGTCTGGCCGGGAAGGGATTCATCGAGCGTGACCTCGATACCGGTGAGCAGACCTTCCATCCGCTAGCCCCGTCGCGGCGGTACATCGATCTCCCGCGGTTCAGCGCGCACGAGATGTCCATCGTCGACGTAGATGAGGCGATTCGTGAGGCCGTCGACTCCTGCGAAGGCGGCATCGACGGGCAGGTCGTCCGCCTGGTGGTGACGGATGCCGCTCCGGGCATGGTGCGCGAGCTGGATCACAAGGCCATCCGTTCCTATAAGGGCCGCGCGCTCAACTTCCATCTCAACGTGCGGACGGCGCGCGCCATTCAGTTCGGTTCGAGTCTGAGCCCGATCGTACGACGGCAATCGCTAGACGAGGTCGTTGGCGAGTTCTTCGCCAAGCGCGAGTGGCCAGCCGATATCACCCGCGATCAGATGCTCGCCCTGGCCAACACGTATCTCGGTGATGCAACGGCGCTGGACCAACCGTCGGCACCGCTCCACGAAGAAGAGCCGGCGCTCGTCGCTGCTGACTCGGAGGCTGCATGAATCATCACCACGGTCGTCTCCGTCCCATCATCGAGATGTTGATCGACGCGCAGCGATCGCTGACGCGCGCCTTGATCGACAACAACGCCCCCGATCGTGAAGTCTCGCTGCTCAAACGGGACAGCGCGGCCGTGGCCCTCGAGCAGGCATTCACCACCATTGAGTCCGCGTACGACCTGGCGAACCAGGAGCGCGTCCGGCTCGACTCGCGCGCGCAGAACTACGCCGCGGTCATCACGGCCATCCACGAGTCACTCCCCGCGATCGTTGAGGTCGTGATCGACACCCTCGGCGTGCCGCTCGACGAGGATCCCCGGATGTCGGAGGCGTTCGTTGACCGGCTGAACACGGCCGTCGATCTGGGCCACGCGGTCCGGGTCAACGGCCAGGTCCGGATCACGTACGCCGGCGTCGCGGAGCTGCTTCGCGCGGCCGAGCGCCGGACCGAGCTCGAGACACTCAAGACCGAACACTTCCAGGCGGAACGCCGGATCCACGTGCTCGATCAACTGCTCGCCCGCACCGGCACCGACCAGACCGCCAAAACCACATCACCGATCGGCGCTAGGCGCGCCGTTGGAGGCTGAACCGATGGCAACAGCACAACGCCCAACCGCGGTCGCATCAACGCCGGAACCCGGCGGCGCGCTAACGCTCTACAAGAAGCCGGAGCTTGCTGCGTTCACGACGGCTAACGCGAAGGCGCTCCTGATGCCGAAGCTGGCACCGTTGGGGATCACCTTCGAGCACCTGCTCACAGAACTCTATTTCGCCATGCAGAAGACGCCGGCGCTCGCGAAATGCTCGCCGGCGAGCCTGGTGCAGTCGGCCGTCCGGTGCCTCGAGTGGGGACTGACGATCGGCGAAAAGGCGTTCATGGTTCCGTTCAAAGGGACGGCGACCGCGGTTCGCAGTTATCAAGGCGATATCGAGCTGATCGTTCGCGCCGGCGGCGCGCGATCGATCGACGCGTCGGCGGTCTACGACGGTGATCACTTCGAGTACCAGCTCGGCTCGAATGCATTCATCAATCACCGGCCGTCGTCAAAGTCAAAAACCGGCAGGAAGATCACGCACGGCTATTCCGTCGCACACATCGCCGCTGGGATTCCTCCGAAGGTCGTCGTGTTGACCATCGAAGAGATCGACGCCATCCGGAAGAGCAAGTCTCAATCGTGGTGGGCAGAGAAGGATCGCGAAGGCAACATCAAGCGGCTGATTCCGATTGAAGAGATCCCGTGGTACGTAGAAAAGACACCGGTTCACAAGATCGCGAAGCAGCTGCCGACGAGCCCGCGCATGGCAAAGGTTGTCGCGCAGTTCGATGAGGAAGTGGTCACCGATGCGGTGATCGAAGACGCAGAGCCGACGACAGGGGGCGAAGAGCCCGGGGCAGGAGTGGGGGCCCCCGCATCCGCTGCCGATACCGGCACGGCTGCGCCATCGTCGCCGGCCGCGCCGGTCATCGCGAAGTGCCCGAAATGCGGGAGTGCCGACATGTACGACAACCGCGAAGAGAATGTGAAACGCCGCGCGGCCGGCCAGAGATCGCGGCCGGACTTCAAGTGCAAGGATGAGGCATGCGGTGGCCTCATCTGGCCGCCGAAAGACAACGCTCAGATGCAGTTCTAGCGGGTCCTCGTCCCGTCGTCTGGCTCGTGGGCCCCCGGTCCACGGCTGCCGGTATCGACGGCAAGCACCAGCGTTTCGTCTCTGACGACGGGGCGGGATCCCTTCTTCTTCAATTCCGTTGACCACTCCACTTCTCACATACCGCGGCACCGCCGGCAAGGATCGACTTCTCGTCGATCTCGATCGGCTGATGGTGACGCGCATGCTCATTCAGGCAAACAGCGGCGGCGGCAAGTCTCGCGCGCTGCGGCAGCTCCTGGAGGAAACGTTTGGGAAGGTCCAGCACATCGTCATCGATCCGGAAGGCGAGTTTCCGACCCTTCGCGAGAAGTTCCCATACGTCCTGGCTGCGAAGACTGGCGGCGACGTGCTCGCGAGCCCGAAGACGGCGAAGCTTCTCTGCCGTCGCCTCATGGAGCTCGGCGCGTCGGCGATCCTCGACATCTACGAACTGTCGGTCCCTGAGCGGCGCGAGTTCGTCCGGATCTTCCTGACCGAGATGACAGCGCTGCCCAAGACGTTGTGGCGCCCGTGCATCGTTGTGATTGACGAGTCCCACGCCTTCGCGCCTGAGAAGGGACATGGCGAATCCGTCTCGACGAATGCCGTGATCGACTTTATCTCGCTCTCACGAAAGCGCGGGTTCTGCCCGATTCTCGCGACGCAGCGCCTGTCGAAGCTGAACAAGGACGCCGCCGCGGAGCTCAACAACAAGATGATCGGCCGCACTGGCCTCGACGTCGACATGGACCGGGCGGCCAAGGAGCTCGGATTCGACAAGGACAAGCGCCGGACGCTCGCGCAGCTCGGCGATGGCGAATTCTACGTGTTCGGCCCGGCGATCTCCCGCGAAGTCACGATCATCAAGACCGGCGACGTCATCACATCCCATCCGGAACCGGGGCAGGTCAGTGCCGCACCGATCGCCGCGCCGGCCAAGGTCAAGGCGATGCTGTCGCAGCTCGTCGACCTGCCGAAGGAAGCCGAGGAAGAAGCGAAGTCCGTCGCCGATCTCCAAAAGCAGGTGAAGCAGCTGAAGGGTGATCTCTCGCGCGCTCAGCGGGGTGTCGACGTTGCCGATCCAGCCGACGCTCAGCGCCAAATCGTGGCGGCCGTCGAGAAGGCTCGCGCAACCTGGACGAGGGATCTTCGACGCATCGTGGGCAAGGATCTCGATGTGTTGGCCAAGTCAATCGACTCGGTCGGACACGCGAGCGACAAGCTGGCCACGTTCGTCGCCAATAGTCGAGCCGCTTTCCTTTCGCTCGATCGAGACGTGGATCTGTCGTATCAGTCCGATCGCGAGATCGCCATTGCATCGGTGCCGGAGCGGTCGCCGGTTGCTGCGTCACGGCCGCGGACCACCCCGGTGGCGCAGCGTTCCACCTTGCCGGGCTCGGACTACACGATCATCAATGATACCCTGAGCAATCCGCAGCAGCGGATGCTCGATGCCTTGGCCTCATTCGAAGCGATCGGCGTCAACCAACTCGCGAAGTCGCACGTCGCGGTCTTCAGTGATCAGTCGTCCCGCTCATCCGGATTCCGGAATAACCTCAGCGTTCTCAGCGCCAAGGGACTGATCGAACGCGTCGACAGCGAGACGGTGAGACTCACTGACGACGGGCGTGTCGCCGCGTCACCGTCCGCGGCGCCGGCCACGCTCGACGAGCTGCATGAGGCTTGGCTGAAAAAGCTGACCGGTCCTCAGAAGCTCATGCTCCGCCTGGTCCTCGATGACGCCGATGGCGTTGAGCGCGACGACTTGGCGAAGAACAGCGGCCAGTCTCCGCTCTCGAGCGGCTACCGCAACAACCTCAGCGTATTGAGTTCGCTCGGCCTGACGAAGAAGGAGTCGGGCATGATCAAGGCGACGGCCCTGCTGTATCCGAAGGGGCTCTGATGCTCGAAGTCGTTTTCGCACAACTCCGGGCCATGAAGGACAACTGGCACTCCGAGGCCGCTCGGCGTCGGAAGGTGACGTCGACCGATCCGGTCGCCGACACGATCGACTACTGCGCCGGCGAGGCCGAGCAGCTCCTGGCGCGCCTCGAGGAAGACACGACAACGCTCTCGCCGAGCGAATTCGGGAAGCTGCACAAAACCAGCCCGCAAACCGTCACGGCGTGGTGCCGATCTGGAAAGATCGCCGGCGCCGTTCCGAACGGTCGCAGCTGGAGAATTCCGCGCAGCGCCAGGGCCCCGCGACGTCGGGCAGTTCGCGCATGACCGACGAGATCTGGACCGAGTCCGTCGGGTCGATTCCGTTCAAGGTGACCGTCATGGAGATGGCCACGCGGAAACGCGTGCTCTATCTCCAGTGGCGCGACGCCGGCAACTGGCAATATCGGTCGCTCAAGCCCGCGGCCGCGAAGGACGGTCTCGAGTCGGCAACGCTGTACGATCTCGCCGGCGCGCGCCTCACCGGCCGTGCTCTCGCTCAGCGAAAGAAGTGGGCGCTCGAGCAGGCGGAGGAGATGTTTGCGCGCCTCAAGGCAGGATTGTCGCCGGCCGATCGCGCCGAAGCCTCGCCGCTGACGCTCGGACAAACTTGGAAGAAGGTCTCGGATGTGAAGACTGGCCTCTATCCCGTTGTCACGCCGCACCGAAAGGAAGTCGAACGCGAGTTCGGTCACGTCTCGCGCATCCTGAAGCCGGACACCCGCTGGGCGGCGATCCGGAGGAAGGATCTGCGCGAGCTGTGGCGGACTCGGATTCAGGAGTTGCAGGCAGCCGGGCACGAAGGCTTGCGCGGCGCCGAGATCTCGATCACCAGGCTTCTGGCGATCGCGCAGTGGCTTCGCGATGAGGAGTTGATTCCGGCTGACTCCTGCGTGGCGCCGTCGACCTGGCGTGAGGAGCTGCGCAAGGATTGGCAGCTCCTCACCGGGTCCGATCGGTTGCCGACGCCGGCGCGCCCGCGGTACACCCCGGACGAGTTTCGTACGCTGCTCGACGCGGCATGGAAGGTGGATCCTCGCTTCGGCCTGATGTACGCGCTTGGTGCGGAGCTTCGCGGCGGTCAGATGAAGCGCGGCCGCCGATCGGATCTGACGTTGCCCGAGATGACGCCGGAGACGAGCGAATTCGGTGAGCTCCGCGTCCCGGGCAGCGGGAAGAAGCGCGGCACGGTGGTCCATCTCACGAGGGGACAGCGCGCCTCTGTCGATCGCGCGATCGCGCCAGAGACCGGCTATCTGCGTGAGCTCGAGGCCGCGTATCTCCGCGCGGAGATCGCCGACTACTTCCTCTTCCCGGCGTCATCGATGCCTGGCAAGCGGGCCCACCGCCGCGGCCGCGGCAGCCGTCACGACTCGAAATGGCGCGTGACGGACCACACGGTCGTCCGCTTCTCGACCTATACGGCAAAGCACGTCGGCGATACCGCCATCAACAAATGGATGCGCGCGACGGAACAGCGCGCCGGGATTCCGCACGTCGAGGGCCGGAGCTGGTACGGCGGCCGACGCGTCGGGGTCGACATGGCCAAGGGTGCGAAGATCTCGCGCGAGGGTCTCCAGGAGGCCGGCGGCTGGACTGACAGCCAGGTGCCAGATGCGATCTACTCGGAACAGGAACGTTCGTACGCGCGCAGAGAAGCCCGCGACGTTCGAGCCAAATACAGAGGAGAGGAATAAATGACTGAGACCACCGCGTCCTTCGATCAATGGGGAATAGTCGAAGTAATGGGCCACAAGAAGTACGCTGGCCACATCACCGAAGAAACGATCGCCGGCGCCGCCTTCGTCCGCGTCGATGTTCCGGAGCTCGTACTGGCGAACGGCGAGAAGGAACGCACGCTCGCCAGTTTCACGAAGTTCGTCGGGCCCGGGTCGATCTACATGATCCATCCAACGACCGAAGAGATCGCACGAAAGGCTGCCCGCGAGATCGGGAGATATGACAGCCCGCTACCCGTGCAGATCCCGGTCGAGCGACAACTACCAGCGACGACCGCACCGGCTGACGACGTGGACGATGACGTCGAGTCCGACTTCGCGCTTCAGCACGACGAGGATCGGGGATGAAGGCTTCGATCATTCCCTTGACCCCCGAACCCTTTCCGAATCCGACCATGGACCGCGTAGGCACCGCGTATACAGAAAGGAAAAACCCGGGTAAGCTGTTGACGCTCGTCCGGGCTATCCTGTTGATTGTTCGGCACATAGCCGAATGGGCCTGGGAAGAGTTGAACTTCCGACCTCACGCTTATCAGGCGTGCGCTCTAACCAACTGA